AGGCTCGATAAGATAAAGAAAAACGCTTCATGGCAGGAACGCTTTCACAGCTTTGTCAAGCTCAGCATCTAAAGCAGCTTCCATGTCTGACACTGACTTCTGAATAGAAACGCTCATCGGCTCCCACACGCCTCGATGCATGTACGCTTGACGCTCGCCGACAGGCAATGATTGATCGTCGTCTCCGATCACGTATGGTGCGTAAGACAAGTACGCCCCAATGCGGGTCCGGATAAACGGGCTTTGCCTGTAAACGTTGCTTGTGATTTTGCGCCCGAGAGTCCCTGTCCGGATGTATTCACTTTTAGGACGCGCTGGCGGGTAGATGGCGACTTTGCTTTCGCCAATGACTCCGACAAGCTTAGCAATCCTTTCGATGACCGCTAAGAACTCCCGCTGGGTCAATTTTCGGACAAGCCTGCGAAGCTTGCTCTCACTCGTCGGAGTTGTCAGAAATACCTTCATTGACTGGTTCCTGTATATGTAGCCGCAAGCCCTCGGCGATCATTGTATGCATCTGCTCGGGCGACAAAGTCTCAAGCTGGTGCTCGCACTCGGCGATCCAGTCCTGAACCTTCTCGGGGAAGTCTTCAATTCTAGCACTGTCCACAAGCGCCGACCAATATGCCTGGATCTCGTGGTCGGGGGCTAAGACGTATTTAGGCGTCGCCGTGATAGCTGCGAGTCGGCGGCTATCTTGGGGATTCAGCATTGTCGACCCCCCTCAGATAGTTTCCTGAATCGACCGCGACGGCTGTGCGATTCAAGATGATATACTCGTTGGTATAGTCGACTTTAATAGCGTCATAGCCCTCAGCCAGAGCTAAACGACCTAAATCTGAAATCACCTGAATTTCATTGGCCGCCCGCCGCTGCAATCCAGGATCGGCGCCCTGAGCGCGGTATTGGATTTCAAGCACGCGCTGCCGATACAGGACCCGCAACTCGTTCAAGCTAATGACCCGTGCATTCGGATTAACGGCCATGCGGATAATAGCCCCTCCCGAGCCTGCGTAAGGAGTAACAGATCGAATCACATCATCTACGGTGCGCCCCCCTGAAACAGCTGCGACGTAAGTTCCGTTTCCGAAAGCCCCACGGCTGCCATAAACATCACCGGTCCGGTACTGCTCTGCGTGGTCTTCCGACGTGACGCCTCTGTAGACTTCCGTCCAACCCCGACCAGAAATCAAGGCGTCTAACTGTCCCCGGGTTACAACGGCTGGGGTTGAGCTGGCCTCAGGGTTCTCGTCGAACATTTGCCTCAGGATTGTATCTTCTCCCGTTACTGAAGGCAGGACTACAGGTTGACGAGAAACCGAGTACTCCGACACTCCTCGGAGACTTGAGGGCCGATACGTTGCAGCAATCTGAGCGGCTAACTCTTCTACGTTGATTTCTTCAACCTCGGGCCGTTCAATCTCGATCGAGGTCTCGTCGTACCCTTGCTCTAGAGGTGTTTGGCCCTCTCCGGGTTTAACCTCTTCCCCGACCGAACTGATGTCGGGGCGGCTAAAGCATCGGCATCGTGGGTGGGCTGGCTGATCCCGTCCATTCCATCCCTCGCCAATAATTCCCACAGAACCATCGCGAGGTTCGCAAACTGGGCATACCCGTTCATCGCGGACGGTAATCCAAATGGCGCGCTTCACGCCGACATCTAACCACCGCTGCTGGGCACCTTTGTTATACACTCTGGCGGATTCTGTCTGCGCGATTACCCGAGCGCGTTCAGGATTGTTGAAGATCGCGTTCAGGGATCTCTGCAGCTCTGTCAAGGGCTGGTCAGACTCAACCCAGGCCGAGACCGCCCGTTGAACTTGCTGCCGCGTGGTTGCATTTAATCCCCTGATCAGTTGGTAGGAATACTGCTGAGCAAAATCAAATGCTTCCTGCGACATTTCGTCCCAGCCAGACTCCACTACCGTAGCTCGAATGATGCTTCGGTAGTCGGCGGGAATATTGTTAATCAACGCCTGATTTCCCGCAGCCATGCCTGCCAGCGTAAGCTGCAGTAGAGGCCCCGGAGCGTCCATGGTTCCGACCCACTCGGAGGCCAGCGCGTCTTCAGCCTGTTCTAAAATGTCTTCAATCTGGTCAGCGCTAAACCCGCCAGAAACTCGTCCTTCGGTCTTAGACCAGATGTACTGCATGTACCCGAACCAGTCGGTTCCTAGCTCGGCGCTGATTTGATCGTACCGGTCCCAGTACTGTGCGTACTCATCCGGCGTTGCGGCTTCTTCAGGGTTACTGAAATCGACGCCCCGAAGATACTTAAATGCGTTGTCGAACAATGCAGCCGAGGGAAGGTTGCTTCTCAGCCCCCAATCAAGAGCTCGTGCAACAGGAGTGTCCTGCAGAGTCACCGGAGAGAAAACGGCTTTGGGGCCCTTCCGGTCCACCTTGGTTTTCCAATTACGTAGCTCTCGAACTTGAGCCCCCGATGCAGCTCGAGCAGTCCACGTATGAATCTCAACTCCGTCGTAGGCCAGAGTGTAATCGTTCAGGGTGACCGGCCAGTCGAGTTCGATGAAGGGAGGCAGAGACAGCGTGTCTTCTAACGTAGTAAAGCCGAGAACCAGATACGCGTCTTCGTCTTGCTCAGAGATTCCGAAGTCTGCCATGCTCACGAAAATCGAGGCTCGCAAGACCCTGAAGAACTGGCTTGGGTGGAACCGGATAATCAGGGTCCCGTCAACTATCTCGGCGTGCTTCATTCGCAGAGACACCCGGAAAGCCTCGTCTAGAGACAGCTCTCGAATTATTGAGCCGGCGTCAGCAGCAGAGATGCTGCCAGTGCTCGTAATGATTGGGACGTGCCAGTAAATGTCTTCAAGCCAATCGATGTCGACTATGTCTTGCTGCGCGAGCTCGGTGGCGATTGATCTTTTAGCATACTTAATGACCTGAGCACCCGGCAAGGGAGAGTAAATGGACAAAGCGCCGGAGGTGCGGGCTGATCTCAAAGGAGTGCCTGCTCCCAGTTGTGGGATCACGGGAAAGTGGGTTGTGCTGACATTGGCAGGGACTTCAGTCTCATCCTTGCCAGGATGCTCAGGCTTTGTAATAAGAGAGCGCGCAAGCTGGAAGGCCGGGAATCCTGGAGGTTGTGGGGACGGCATTGACCCGTGCTCGGCCAGCAGCGAAGCGAACTCGTTAATTTTGTCTACAGGCACTGGCGTGTTTGAAATGATAACGACGTCTCCGTTTGCTCCGAAGAAAGGCTCCCATCCCTGAGCCTCACGTAATTCGTTGATTGTCATCGCTCCCCGGTCAAACATGGCCAGCAGAGGATCCGGAGGAGTCTGTAAATAAAAGCGCTCGCGAGGTTCTAAGCCAATCAGCTCGCGCGCTTCGTTGTAATCAGCCAGTCCCGGTGAAGCAAGCATCTGACTGGCGGACGTGATTCTGTCAGCGGTCAGATTGCTCAGCGCCGGAACCTTCTTCAGGTCAGGGACAAGAGTATAAAGTTTTTTCTCAGTGAAGTCCCTCCACGCCCACTGGGTGTTTAACTTGTCTAGGATGTAGTTAAGTCGCGGCAGCGTCACATCCTGAATGTGCGACCGCTTGATGCTTTCCCGGGTGCTATTCGCAGAGAGAGGATCGCTGACGTCTCCGGCGCCGATTAAAGCAGGGTTCACTTCAAACGTGACGCAAATATCTCGACGCACTTCGGCCTTTAGGTCGACCATCGCAAGGCCTTCAGGTACGTTTGTAATCGGCTGCCACACCCAGTCACCGGACGACACAAAAGTCTTGTGAGCGTTCGTCGCGCCCTTAAAGGCTTTCCAGTCTGCTCGAGCCTTGTCCAACGTAGCGTCATCAACCACGGTCTTGGCGATCAACATGCCGTCCGGGCGGGCACCGTTGAAAAAGAACGAAGACGCGAACCGGATAATGTTGGCCTCAGTCGCGACTGGAGAGATCGCAACTTCGAAAGGCGACTTGCCTGAGGCTTGTCGGTTAGGGTTCCATGCAGGAATGTGCACGAGCTGTTCAGGCTGGAGAATACTATACTGATATCGGTAGAATAAAATCTTCCCGGTATTGTAGTCATACTCGGGATCTACATCTTCGGGGTGCAGCCACTGCAGGCCGGTTAAGAACCCGTGATCGTTCGGAACCTTTTTAAAATACGCTGCGCCCCAAATGTTCATCGCAACTTCGGCGTGCCAGAGCAGCTCAGGAGAGTTTGAAATAAAGAAGTCCAGCGGATGCCAATCACCCGGCAAATCGCGATGCCGTGAGTTCTTCACAGAGATCGGAATCTGCGACAATGTGTTCGCCCGAAAGTTAATGCAAGCAAACGCAGTTGCCGACACGGAGTACAGCCGCGTAGCCTCATGATCGGAAATCTCCCCCGCGCCGTTAATTGCCTGGCGCCAAGAGGATTCAAGAGACCGTTTATATTCTGAGGGGCTGTAGATCTCCTCACCGACGGTGTAAAAGATCGTCATCACCACACCTCCGTAGAGGGGGTTGCTCCGAGTACCAGCGTGTGACACAAAGCAAGCACAAAGCTGTACGCAAGATCGTCATGATCTCCCGAGGGAGCCGAGAGCGAGCTGCCTTCAATTGCTGCGATCTGAGACATCGTTGCCTGCGTGTGAATTTTACACATACGGTCCCTGAAGACATCGGCTGCGAGTGACCATGCGAGGGGTTTGGTGGCTGAATTCGTTAGCCACCCCGGTTTGCCGTCCCTGCCGGGCAAAAGACGTGCAAAGATAGATTGCTCCAAGACCAGGATTACCGCATGGCCATGATTGTTCCTTTCCACCATGACCTGAGCGTTATTGAAATAGTCGCTGAGGGTCGCGAGATATTGTGCAAAAGCTGAAGGTTGAAACTTCCCTCTGAGAGATGCCACTTCCTCGAGGGTATCTTTTCGAAGCACGGTCGCCGCGCTGTCATCGCTGGTAGGATTGCCTTCGGCGGGGTCGGCTCCGATGATGTACTTCACTCCCGGCTCGGGCAGGAAGTACACTCTTAGGCTTGGAATAGTCGGCAGCATGTAATCAGCTCCCGGCTCTTGCACAATCTTGCCCAAGCGCTCGTAACAAGCATCGATCCACTCGGCCGGAATGCGCTTATCCGCTGACTTAGCAGACAAGGCCTGCTCCGGGGTTTCTGGATACATCTCGTGCAGCTCGTCGAGCGCCCCTGTGCGCGCTTTAATCGATTCGGCCAACTCACGGTACCAGGCTTCAGTCCTTAAGGGGTGTGCGTGCCAGGGAATGAACACGGTCGCAAATTTGTGCTTGCCTTCTTTGGCGGCCTCGGCCTCGGCCTTGTAAAGCATCTTGAACCCGCTGTTCGGCTTGCGCTTGTCCGGTCGGCCGAGAATTACTAGTCGACCTCCCATTTCAATTGTGGGGCGGACCGACACCAATAGCTTATCAAAGTCGGCAATAAAATCTGCCTCATCGATGATTGCGTATGTCGCTGTGTAAGTATCACCGCCCGTGGTCGGAAACGCCCGCACAGTCGATTCATTAGACAACGTGAACTGATGCGTGTTGCTCTCGATGATTTTCTTGGCTTGCAGCCATCGGGGCAGACGCCAATACATTCCCTTCAACCGGTCATCCAGCAAGTGTACTGCTTCGTCGTCACGTCGACTAAAGATAAGTACCTGAGCGATCGGGCGGAAAAGAATCTCGTGAATCGCGTCTGCGATTACTAGCCAGGAGAACCCGACCTGCCTTGCTTTCAGTCCGAGGCACAGCTGATTGCGGTCGAGAACGTCAAGCACCTCGGCTTGTGTGGGCCAAAGACGGAAAGGAATCCAATCACGTCGAACGGAATCTTGAATCTTGCAGTAGGTCTGAACGAAGTAGTTTTTGCTAAGGCCGCAAACAAAGACCTCCTGAGAATAAGCATCCCAGGAGTCGAATTGTTCGAATAGAGTGTCCTGATCGAACCCGTACCGGTATGTCGCTTCTAGCAACACCTGGTCATGCGTCGGGATCGGGGAGAGCTCCGTCTTCGTTTGCGCGCTTACCACGTTCAACATCTCCCAGCTTGCGGAACAGTCCCGCAAATGCATCCACGGCGCTTTCGATCTGCCCCTGATCGCCTTCCTTAACCACCTCCACCGCGGAGCGGCCGTATTCCCTCGGGTGGCGTCTTTCAAGCAGCCATGCGGCTGCTCGCCAGTCTTCAGGAGCAGACGCAGAGATCATATCAAGCCACTCAGATGCAGCGTGCCACTCAGCCTCCCGATAGTTCAGGACGAACTGCGCGAGCTGCGAATCGGTTTCGCCGTTCTCAAGTTCTTCCTCCCCCCACGCCAGCCAATTGAAAAGGGTCTGTCTTGAAACCCTCCCGGCGTAGGCTGCGATGTTTGGGGTAGCACCTCTGCGAACGGCTTCGAGGATGGCTTCAACGTTTGATGTGTTGAACGTCCCTAGCCTCGGAGTTCTAGCCATAACAGCCTCCATTACTTTCCTTACAAGTATACGCTTGAGTTCGAAATAAATCAACACGTCCCAGTTACTCCTCGAAATTTTCTCTAGAGGGGCTCTTAAAATTGTGTGTATTTGTGGGTATTTGTGAAAGCATATGTTTTGATATTTTTTATAAATAAAAGAAGGCAAGTATTTATAAAATTATACAAAACCCCGCGATCCACAATTCCCCACAATTCCCCAGTGTTTCATGCGCTGAAACCCTGAGAGATTGAATTCCAGGATTTCCTGGATTAAAATAATTGTATGGATTGGCCAGATCGAAGGAGGTATTCTATGAACTCTGGCGTGTATGTATGGGCCCTGAAAGATCCGAGGCTCCCGGCTGGAGCTAACATCGTTTACGTCGGTTCAGGGCAAAAACCTTGGGAATCGGTCAAGAGGCATCTAGAGCGGTCGTCTAACCCGCTGCTGCTCAAGTGGGTCGAAGACCTGCACACCGACTTTCCCGAGGGGATCGAGATCCTCGGCCAGGTGGTGGCAGATCGCTGGCACGGCGATCCCGTGGAAATTCCTCCCGCGCGTGAAGGCATCACCCGCGTCGAGTGGGCGATTCTTGACTACGAGGACCCTGTCGAATCCAGTGATCCAAACGCCATCCCGGTGCCTCTCGGCTCTCGCAAGGCCTACTGGATTAAACGATTTCGCGATGAGGGCCACCCGCTGCTGAACCGTGACGTTGGACGCCCTCGTGTTCAAGCTCGCCGCCCGGTCAGTATCTTCTCGCTGTGAGAAGAACACAAAAAGAGCCGAGGACATTCCCCGGCTCTTGCCCTTCCCTCGATTAGCGCTGCGCGCGCCTCGGCGCCGCCCACACGTGCAGCTCGTAATGCACAACCAACCCGACGATCAGCTCCCGGTCTTTGCCCAGCAACAGCTCGACCTCCTCGTGCGTGTAGTCATCTGCGCACAGTGCGAACAGCCTCGTCACAAGCGACCCGTTATCCAGTTTGCGCACTTCGGCCAGCAGCGAGTCCATCCGGCGAATCCCTTCGATCTCAGACATGATGTTATGCTCCTTATGCAACCCTTACTCTATCTTTATTATATATCGAAGGGTTGCCATAAGAGGCGTAAGGTTTTTGTTTCTCACCAAAGGCTCACCAAACAAAAAGACCCACCCGCGTGGGTCTTTTCTCGGCTCTGGAACTATCTTGTTAAATCGTCCCGGAGTAGCAGCAGCTCGTTGATCATGTCGTCAAGTCTGCTTCGCCAATTGTCCAGGAGGATGTTTATCTCAACAGGCCAATCATGGAGCTTGACTCCCTTGTACCACACCTGGATGTGAAGGCCTTCCCCAGGAACCGGCTCTGGTTGCGGCTCAGGTACAGGATCCGGGCTTGGCATCGGTGATTCTGCAAGCGTCAGAAGCGGCGTCCCGAAATCGCTAGCCACTGGCACAATGTCAATCAGCAAGACATCAACCCTTCCCTCGATCTGAGCGTTCGCAGTTTCGAAGTAGAAGCCCAATTCGATTGTGACTGGCGTGTTCACTTGGATCACCGCGATGTGTTCTGTCCCTGGCGCGTTGCTTTCCGACCACTTCGGAAACGTCCCGCTTGCTGCGTTGTATCGAGATCCCCGATGCACGACCTCGAAGCTCCCGTAGAACTGGTTGCGCACTCCGACGTTTGGATTTGTTTGGCGGTTGAACGACGCCTTCAAAACATACCTCCCCGGAGAGGGGATCTTGACGTCAGTCTGCTTGTACCCGTATCTCCCTGCGCGCCAGCTTACTTCCACCCGACTGCCCGACGGATTTAAGTTGAACACCTCCGGCTGCGGGCCTGTAGTCATCGTCTCGACAAAATCCCAGTGAGGCGGTATGGCCTGAGGCCTGGGAGGGTCAAGATCGTACCCCTGGTGATAAGCAACGCCTGCGAGGATCGGGTTTGAAACGAAAGGCATAGATTCCTCCCAAATAAAAAAAAAAAGGGGGGGTCATACCGACCCCCTTATCAACCGCACGATGATTGTCAGCCAGCGACCAGATGATCGGACAGCAGCTTCCCGAGCGTCACTGGGGTGCTCTGAGCGTCCTGCAGAGCTTCGCGCGCTTCCGTCAGAGCAGTCCCGTACTCGCCCGCAACCGCCGATTCCTGCCCGCTCTCGACAGGCTGTTCAGCATCAGCCTCCCCGAGCTCGACCAGACGTCCCAGAGCTGCGTGCAAACGATCCAGGCGAGCGGTCAGCGTGTTGAGTGTCGGCGCGGTTTCGCTAGCCTGCCTGGTTGAGGCTAGGGCCTCCGCGGCGCTTTCGGCCGAGCGGCTGAAACGCAGCCCCTGGCGAGGCTTGCTGGGGTCAGCTTCGTTGAGCGATTTCTCCAGAGTGGTCAGGCGCTTGAAGACGTTACGGTAGATCTGAGCCGAGGCCAGGGCCTGACGAAGCTCTTCGACTTCTGGCGACAGCGGTTCCCCGTTGTACACCCGGCGCGTCAGCCAGTGCAGGCAGTCGCTCGGAGACTCGAAGGTGTACTGCCTCCCCGCGACGCTGAGCAGGCTCACATTGAACCCTTCCGGGCTGAGAATGCTCGAGGTCGTCGAGAACCCCACCATGCGCACAAGGCGTACCTTCGGCACGATCGAGTCAGCTGACTGCGCACCCTGCGCTTCGGCCGCATCGGCCGCATCGACCTGCTTGACCTGCTTGACCTTGCGGCCCTTCTTGGCCTTCGGCTTCGCTTCGGCCGTATCTTCTTCGATGACGACGGCGGCATGTTCCCCGCCCGTGTCGGCCTCGCGGATAGCCTGCTCAGCCATTTCCTCAGACAGATCCAGGTCTTCGTCTCTACTGAAATCCAGAATGTCAGACATGTGATTGAACCTCCCGGTTCGTGCGTGTATGCGATGCTTGAATTATCTCCCAGCTTTTGGTAGAAAGCCCTCCGGCAAATGCCAAGTTCACCAAATGCTCATATTTGCCAAAGGGCCCCGTGTTACTTCCGAACCGCCAGATACGTGTTCAGGTCCATCAAGAGTTCTTCCAGCTCACCGAACATGTTCGGAAAGCAGGTCTCCTCATCGTTGTCGCGGTTCTCCCAATACCAGCCTCCCGGATCCCCTTCCGAGATGTAAGGAAAGTTTACCAGGTTCCACGTCGTCCCAGTTGTCCAGTCGTAGTGGAGATAGTCCGTGCCCCCGCTCTCGGGGCCCTGCATAAGCGGCATGTCTTCTTGCACTGGGCGGTTGCGATTCAGAAAAGTGTCCACAGTCTTGTCCTTTGGTTAAAGGGGGAGGAAAGCCCCCCTGCGATCACTACTTGCGAAAGTACTCGAGGAGCTTTTTGTCCTCGTCAGTCAGCCGCGGCGAATTGCCCTTGCTTGGTGCTTTCTTCGGCGCCGAGGAGTTTTGAGCCTCCTTCTTTTCGGCTCGACGCTTCGCTGCTGCTTTAGCCTTCTTGCTCGGCGCCTGCAGTGTCTTCATCTCAGACAGCGGCTGGTTTGCCGGCGCGTAGACCCAGCCCCGGTGCGATAAGCCGCTTAGAGAGGTTGCCGCGAGCCGGGCGATTGGTGGGTATTGATTGATTAGACATTTCGATGCTCCTGATTGAACCTTACTATGCTTTTATTATAGTTGAGGATGGGGAGTTTTGGTAACTCCCCAATTCCTGTGGGCCGTGCTTAGCGCACGTCCTTGTAAAGCCTGCCCTCGCACACGTTGCGCACGAACATGTAGCTGCTTCCGTACACTTTCGCGATCGCTGTGTACCCGTAGCCCTCCGCGCGCATGTAGCGCATCGAGCGAATGTCGTTGTCGCTGAACCGACGCGCGTTAGCCTTCTTGGCCGCCGCGATCGCGTTGAAGAAGTTCCGCACGAAGTCCGGCATCTCGAGCTCTTCGACCTTGCCGTAGATCGTGGTGATCATGACCTGGCGATCTAGGCTGCTGTGCGGCTGGTAGCCCAGCGTCCGCACGAACATGGCGCGCAGCTCGGTGGTGTTCATCTTCTTCAGTGTGTTGATCAGCTCGACGTTCATTGCCCTGCTCCTTATGCACTACCTTACTATACTTTTATTATCCCCCCAAACGCCCTTTCGGGCAAGCAAGCAAAAGCAAGATTGACGCCCTTCTCACCAATTGCTCACTTTTGGGCATTGCCGGGGATGAAGCAAAAAAAGACCCGCGCCGGTTAGGGCGAGGGCCAAAAGATAGGGTACTAATGTGAACCCGGGCCTGCCTTTCCATGAAGACAGGGAGGCGTCAGCCGTTGTAAATTCTCTTGAGAGCAGTTACAGCCCAGCGCTTGTTCCGGATGTCCGGATGATCGATGTTAGCCCGGATCACCTCCATGTAGTACGGGGAGACCGGCCAGACGTATTCTGCGGCCTCAGCATCCTCGGTTGTGATGTCGGGCCAGCGCAGCCGGTAGTCGTACTGCTCCGGGAGGGGGGTACCGGCATGGAAGGCCAGCCAGGCCTTTTTGACCAGCACCTCTTTCTGCGCGCGGTGAAAAAGCTCATCCCCCAACCAATTTGGCACGTCGGTCACAGTTGCGATGGACTCGAGCTTGATGTTGTTTTGAAAGCCCCGGGCAACCCACTCCCCGATGATGATCTTCAAATAGATCTGGAGGGACGCCTCGTACCCATACCACTGCCGGACTATGAGCTGCCCCTTATGCCTGGAGCCCACCGGATCAGTGCGAGTACTGCGAAGCATCGTAAGAACTCCCAGAGCCTCCCTGCGCTGACTTCCCAGCCGCATGTCGTCGAGGCATCGAGCCGTTTGTACGAAGCTAGGATAGGGCAGGAAGGTCATCATGGCTTATCCTCCCGTCTTCCGGGGTCTCCTCATGATGCGATCGTTGTCCGGGTTAAGCTCATGCGTCGCCCAGGTCTTGGCATCGTTCTTTCGGCAGACCGCTTCCATCATAGACTCCACGTCTTCGAGCATCGCTCCGTGGGCGAGCATTACTCCCAGCACTGTAACAATGACATCCACCCCCTCCTCTATCACCACAAAGAGGTGTTTCTGAGTAGCAGCTTCCCGCAGTTCCTCGACCTCAGAATCAAAAGCGTTGATTGCTCCTGCGCTTGTCGGGCGGAAATCCGGTCCCCTGAATCTTCTGTGCAGGTCGACGGTCGATCTCCATAGCGCTGCGAACTTTGACATGCAAACCTCCTAGGGAATGATCCCTTCTTCGACCCGTTTGACATCGATGTCCTCATCGCTGTAGCCCATGGTCAGCAGCTGCTCTCGTTGCAGGGCTACCTCGGCCTCTACTTCCTCTCGAGGCTCTGTAGCATACAGAAGCTGCTCATTATCTGCACGGATTGAGGTGATTACAAACCTCCCATCTGCTCGCATTGATACATAGATGGTAACTCGCCGTTCAACCCCTGGCGCTAGTTTGAACTTGTACTCGTCCGTACTGAGCCAGGCTACCAGCTCGGCCAGTGCTTGATCATAGTCCTCGATGCCTTGTGCGAGAGTAAGCCCGTGAAGCTCCCACACATACCAGGACTTGCTCTTCTTGCCTATATAGAACTCCCGGCCTAAAGGATCCGTGAACTTGTATTTGTTCGTCGAGACCAGCGTGCGCCGCAGCTTGACAGGCGGTCCCGGAGTCTTCTCGAGTATCAGCTCTGGCGTCCTCGGGGCGGGTCCACCTTTTGGCTTGCGAACTTGTACCCTTTCCTCAGCCTTCTGCTGATCTCTGATCCACCGGTCAAGCAGCACATAGAGCCGCTTCTTCGAGTTCCAATCGACGACAGGCGTGGGCACCATTTTCGTCTTGCCATTGGTGGATATGATCTCATCAGCCCACCACTTGTGGATGTTCGGATGGCCTTGGATGTGAAAGCGTCTCCCCGACGGCTTGTGAGTCACCTCGAACACCCGGTTTCTAATTTTAGTCTCCCTGTAGAGATCCATGTCCTTCTCGCGCGCCATGATATACTCCTGTGATTTGCGTTAGCGAGCTTTTAGAAAATGCTGGTAAAATTCGTAAAAATACTGGTTTTGCGATTTATATCGCTCTCACGTATAAACACCCATATCCAGTATTTTTTGAGCAAATAAGCGCGTTTTTGAAAGTCTCCGCACAGATAGCCCCTATCAAAATTATCCCACAGGCCGGCGCAAAACGCCCGTGAATATCTGATGAAAAGGACGTGACGCAGTTAATGCTGTGTAATTGTGCGTATTTGTCAAACCGCGGTGTTTGCTGTTTTTTATAAATCTTTGATAGCAAAAATTATATAAAAATTTAAACAGCTATAGGGACATAAATACCCACAAATACCCAGTGTTGTTTAGTCACAAAAAAGGTCATAGCTTGGCCATGACCTTTCACTCTGTCGTTAAGCCTTGGAAGAGGCCTTTATCCGTTCGTTGCGGGCTCGTCTGTAGTGGTAGTCCCGTAAACGTCGAGTAGCCTCTTCGCTGCTTTGAAAGTCGGTTCCGAGCACGTACCCCGAGGCCGCGCTGCGAGCTGTCCAGGTGCCAGCTGTTTCATCATTCAGCCAGACCTCTTCATTCGGGTTGTCCGGCTCAACCCTTTTCGGAGTGACGACCTTCACATGCCCATTGCTCTGGGAAGCTGAGATCACTTCAGCTTTCACCACTTCGGTGAGCTCTGACGGCGGCACTACTTTGGCCATTTCACGGATCTCAGCCTGGCGGCGTTCCGCGGCCTGACGCTTCTTTTCGGCCTCAACCTCGACGCTTGTCAGCTCTGCCGGGTTGACAATGTAATCGGCCGCGTTCATCTCTTGCTTAATAAGGAAGCGCCACTCGTCCGGGGTCAACTCAGCCATAGCGTCTTTGTGCCGTGCATTGGCCTTGCGCAGCGCGTCTCTCAGAGCCAGCGAGAAGGCCTTCAGCCACTCATCTCCAGTAGCCTCCGGGTTGTTGTACCGAACTAGCCGCTCTTCCTCAGCTTTCTGAAACGCTGTCCGAAACGCGTGCCTCTGCTCAATCGAGTACAGCAACAGTTCCTTCAGAGCGTAGCCAATGCCCATGACAAGTAAGGGCGGACCAAACGTTTCTAAGTAAGCGAACAGGTGACCTCCGTGATCCCACGGCTTAGCCACGTGAGCATTGCCGACCAGCGCGATAGTCGTAGCCAGCCACACACCGGCCCAAAACACCCGATTGGTAAGTGACGGAACCTCCCGGCTCTCCCCAGTCTCAGCATTGACTCGAGTATACGTCTTGCCGAGCACGGCTAGCGCCAGGAAGAAAACGATCTGCCCAGTCTCAGCCATGATGATGGTTGCGGCCCCAACCACTCCGCACCGAGGGTCGGTGCCGGTGGTTGCATTGACGGCCTCGCAGAACGTGTCTTGCCCAGCTTGATGCAGTCGATACGCTGACGGAAAGAAGCCCGCGATCAGAAGCACGAAGCACAGCCCCACGACCAGCGAGATGATCCAAACCGGGTACTTCGACGGAGATGCTGACTTCAGCATGTCAGCGTTGACCTCTTTGCCCGTCACCCGATCCCGAGCCTTTTCCCAGGCAGCGTCGCGTTCGGCGTCGTAGAGACTCCGGATCTTTGGTGAGATCATTGCGCTGCCTCCCCTGAGCTGATCAGCCGCAAGTAGTGCGACAGATCATCCCGATGCGAGCTGTGCTCATGCAGCTTTCGCCGCTTCGACAGATTGCTCAGAATGAGCGCCTGCGTGCTTGCATCCAACTCACGCCACTCGCGCAGCGTCTCTTCGTCCGAGACTGCCTGCAGCTTTTTCCCCGCTGCCAGCAGCTTACCGTACTGCAGCTGCACACCTATCCGAAACTCGATCACGAGCTCGTCCATCTTGCTGCCGATCAGCCGCTGACCGTTGAAGCCCATGCGCACCGCGTTCAGCAGATTAAGAACGCGCCACACCCGATTCAAATCTTGCCCGTCGCCGATGTACTGCTTGAGCACTTCGATATTCTCGCGTGCGCCTTCTTCACTGCCCCACTTGCCGAGCAGCCCCACGCGTACAGCCTGCCACGCAGAGCTATACATGACCTGAAGCTTGATGTCTTGTATCCTGTGCATAACGCACCTCCTAGCTCTTTGACCCTAACCAAATTATACCCACAATACCTAGCCAAGGTCAACCGGGTATTGTGGGTATTTGATGAGACGTTGGTGAGAGGGCTTACTGCTTTTGAGAGCTTCTGATCTGTGTTCTCTTTGACATCTCATCGTAAGAGCAGGGGCCAGTAAGCTCGATGTGCGCGTGCTGGTCGTTTACATCCCAAGCAGGAACCCAGCTATCGCTTTCCGAGTGCCAGTACCATTGGGTCTCTTGCACGGGGCTCACGTCGGCCCAATTGGGTCCGATCTCTATCTCGGCCTTGATCGGGACGTTGATGTCTAAGGGGAGCCGATTCTCCATGCAGTTATAGACCAGGTCAACGACTTCCGGGAGCTCTTCGATCTTTACCACCAGGTCGATTTCATCATGCACTGTGATGACGATGCGTGTTAAAAGTTCCCGCGCGAGGAGTTCGCTGTGCAGGTGGATCAGAGCATTTAGCGTGATGTCCGAGGCCGTTGACTGAATCGGGAAGTTCAAAGCCTGTCGCTGTGCTTCACCTCGGGTCGATTGGTGAATGAAGGGCCACCGGCGGATCCTGCCTAGGGGAGTAGACAGCTCTTGCTTTGACAGTACGTCACGCCTCTGACCTGCCATCCAGTCTCGAAGGCGGCTGAACTCGTTCAGGTAGTTGTCAATGAACTCCTGAGCCATCTGTTCAGTCCAATGGTACTGCCGAAGCTCTCGACCGTATGCGATCGAAAACGCTCCGCGACCGTAAAGCACCCCGAAGTCCACGAACTTGGCCGCGTAGCGTTGCTTCTTAGAAACATCGTTGGGGTCAATTTGGAACATCGCCGCTGCCACTTCGCTGTGAATATCCCGCTCATCGATGAAGGCCTGGATCATGTTCGAGTCTTGACTCAGGTAAGCCGCCACGCGCAGCTCGAGCTGAGAGTAATCTGCCTTCATCCAAACATATCCCGGGGGCGGCACGAAGGCTCTTCGGATAGCCGGACCTGCCATTTGAGGGATGGTTTGAAGCGCGGGGTCATTGCAGCTCAGTCTGCCTGTAGATGTGCCGGCCAGGTTGAAAGACGCGTGCACGCTGTTCGTCAGGTCGGTCAGAGCGAGCAGTCCGTCGACGTAAGTACCGAGGATCTTTTTGCGGCCCCGGAAGTCCTCAACCAGGCCCGCGAGGTCAGCAGCCGGCGTGTTGGGCATCTCTGTCTGCACCCAGGCGAGCATGTCCTTGTCCGTGGTGCGGGACGGATACGGGATACCGAGCTTGTCATAGAACACCTCGGCCAGCTGCTTGGGGGAGCCTGGATTGAAAGAAGCTAGCTCAACCAGGTTTCGAATGTCCTCCAGAACGTCTTCGATCTCATCCCGGATCTGCATACCGTAGTCAGTGAGGTACCCTACGTCGATCAGCGTTCCGTTGCGTTCAATGTCGGCCAGAGCGATCGTCGCCGGGAAGAGCAGTGTGTCCAGCACCTGACGCAGCGAAGCCGGCTCTTCTTCAAGCTCTTGCCTCAGATCATAATACAGCCGCGCGGTGCACCACAGATCGACCCCAAGGTAAGTATAGAGCGGCCCCCAGTCCCTCTGATCAGCAGGCTTGCTCCAAAACGCTTCGAAGTCGAATTTGTAATCTGTGAGGTCATACCTCACCCGGGCGATCGTCTTCAGACCGTGAGGAGACAGCCTGTCCGCAATCGGCCTCTCATCGAGGACGTAGTTCATCAGCAGTGTGTCGGCCACGTTCCGCACAGGGGTCCGCATCTTCAACCACTCGGCCAGGAACTGCAGATCGAACTTGGCGTTGTGAAAGACTACCGGCCCGAAGTAATCGCGGAAGAAATCTTTCACGCAGTATCGCACGACCTCGTTCTTCACCAGGTGCCAGGGGATGATCACAACCTCTCCCCCGTCAAGCTCTGGATATAAAGCCCCGAACCCGATCGCTTCAATCTCATGCTCTTTGACCCTAAGACCCGAGGTCTCCAAGTCGCATGAGATAAATGAGGCTTTGCTCAGCCGGCACAGAGCGCTGCGCAGTTCTTCGGGGTCATCGCAGATAGTGTACCAGACCGTTGGGGGTTCCATCGGAGCGTCAATCCGGGCCAGCTTAGAAATGTCAGCCACGAGGTCCCTAAAGCTGTCGGGCTCTTTCATCACTTGGTATGCCGAAAACGTGGGGATGGCTACTCCGAAGAGGTCGTCAGCTAGCTTTAGCTTGATTGCTCGGCCGCGCTCTTTGAAGATGTTCCCGAGTTTGTTTTGCTTGTACACCGCGGCCAGGGATGCAGGCCCCATTAACAGCACTTTTTGCGGCTTGTGCTGGGCCAGGATTCGAGCAACGTTTCGACCCGCTACTGCCATGTCCGCATCAGACGGCTTGCCGCTAGTTACTGTGTGAGGCACAGCATACTCGAAGATAACCTCGTCTAGGTTGAACCCGCACGCTTTCAAGCACCGCTGTACTAAAGTGCTCTGATCAGTCTGCCTCTTAATCGGCCATTCCTGGATCACTAGGGTAGTCATAGATCCATCCAGTTGGGCTGAATTCGGTGCATCACTGAACCGATATTGTACTGAGCGAGGTGCTTTTCATCCGCGGTCATTGTGCGGGTAAAGTAATCTTCAGGCCTTCCCGGGTTCTCGGGAGAAGCCCCGTAGCGCCTTGGAATCTTAACCCCGGCCATTGCATAGGTGAACGGCTTGACTGAGTCGACGGAGCGAATCCAAGGAAAGCGAAGAGCCGCCTGGCTGAGAGACACCCAATCAGAACTCATGCCCAGCAAGTGAACGTCCATGCGAGGCAGTAGCGCTTTCATCGGAGCTACGAACCTCTCAATGAGGTTGACCCGACCGCCTGGCCAGCTGTCGTAGACCTTTGATACCCCCACTGTGAAGGGGCGGTTTTCAAACATCTGATGATGCGCCTGCACGAGGATGTTAAGAGCCTTGCCCCACCCGTAGATGGTCTCTGCTTGAGGTACAAGCATCAGGCGAATATCGTTGGCCCACGGAGAGCTCATTGCTCGAGACAGGGCTAGCTCTTCCATGCAGCTCAAGCTAAGGTCTATCGACTCGTCCATCTTCTGCATGACATCTGGGATGACCATTTCAGAGGCGTTGATGCTTACGGCCGCATCGAGCAAAGCCCGGACATCGTTTGCTCCCTCGCCTAACTCGAAAGCCGAATTGTCCAGAGTGATGTAAGCAAATAACCCTGTGCGCGCGTAATGGTCTCGGTACTCATCGTTGCTCAGCAGGTGGTAAAGCGCCAAGTGGTACTCTCCACCGGCGTAGTCACGGAGATGCGGGACGGGGCAGATCAATCCTAATTTCATTGGGTTGCTCCCTCGTGAACCTCTTGTAAGCCATTAGCAGGGTGATGTACCCAAGAAGGTCCTGCCATGAGTCATCCAGCGACTCAAAGTTAGCAGACTCTCCCCGACGAAGAAGGTTCTGAATGCGTCCGAGTTTGATCCCGATGAGCACCATGATGACTGTGTCGATGCTCGCGCCCGCAACAGAAGCTGCCGTTTCGAAGTTATTCCAGGCATGCCCAAAAGCTGAGTAGTCCCCGCCCTTCAGCACCAGCAGCTGCTCCATGTGAGCAATAGTCTGCACAATGTGCTCCGGGTTGAGCATCAGGTTTGCGAGCTCGTCTAGAACCTTTAAGATGTAGTCTGATCCCTGAACCATGATCGTTCTCCTGAGGGGAGGTTTTTACTCCTCCCCTGGTGTTTACGAGACTAGCGGTAAGCGGCCCCGTTTCGAGGGCTTGATTTCAGAAACCCCGGATTCGCACCGGTCGGCCAGGGAATCTCCTCAGCGTAAGGGATAGGGTCGATGTACCCCGCCGTCCGGAATGCTTCGATCCGCTCAACGCACGTCGCGCATTTGCCGCACGCGGGCTGCTCACCCTTGTAGCAAGAGTGGGTTAAAGCCAGCGGCGCGTTTACGACCGCAGCGCGCATGACGATGTCTGCCTTGCTGATGTGCACGTACGGTGCTTCTAAGAACACTTTCCCCGAAGTCGCGACATGGATTGCTTCCGTCATCGCATCGATGAATTCCGGCCGGCAGTCCGGGTAGTGATAGTTGTGAGCGTCATCCCCGTGCACAGCGACGTAGACCTTGCCTGCGTCGACAGTCAGGGCGTAAGTCACGGCCATCGCGATGAAGTTCATGTTGCGGTTCGGAACGACCGTGGGCTGAGCACCGTGACGAGCTGCCAGCTCTTGATACGATCCCAGCCCGATGTCTTCGATCGGAGCATCTGCATCGACCAGTGTGCTGCCCGCACCTGCAAAGATTCGAGGCAAGTCAATTCGGGTGTACAACACACCAAAGTGCTCAGCGACGTCTTCAGCCGCCTTCAGCTCGACAGCATGCTTCTGCCCGTAGTTGAACCCAACTGCAAACACATTGCTTCGGCCGAACAGAGACACTGCTTCAGTCAGCAGCGTGCAACTATCCATGCCCCCGGAAAAAGAGACGACTGCTCGGCGAAATGAAGGTACCATGTTACTTGCCAGACCTCATGTGAGTAATGGCCTCCGCACGGAGGGCCGCATCGGTTAAAAAGATCCCCCGCGAAGCAGAGGTGGTGGTGGAGGACTCATGCGCGTGCACCCCCCGGCTAGTCATGCACGTATGCATGACATCGTACAGCGTCACGATGACTCCCTGAGGCTCAAGCACTGACATGAGGCAATCAGCTACCTGCCAGGTGATTTGCTCCTGCAGCTGCAGTCGACGGGCGAAGATATCCACCACTCGGGCCAGCTTGCTCAAGCCGATGACGTACGTGCCCGGCAGGTATGCAATCGCAGCTTTACCTATGAACGGGCTCATGTGGTGTGCGCAGGTTGAGTACAGTGGGATGTCTTTCACGACGACTAGGTCTCGCTCGTGCCCGTTGTTCGGAAACACCGTGAGCACGTCTTTGGGATTCATTTGATATCCCTTGAACCACTCTTCGAGCATAGCTTTGGCTACCCGTCCGGGTGTATCCGTGAAGTTTGGATCGCTCAGGTCGATTTCGAGAGCCATCAGGACGTCTTTGATCGCCAGCTCGATGCGAAGCCCTTTGCGTATCTCGTTATCGACGACAAGGATGTTTCTGTCGAATTTCACGTCACACCCCCAACGCATGGCCCCAAAGCAGCACATGCTGCTGAGCGCCTACATTGATTTCCCACAGGGTCTGCTGGCCGAAAAAGCTCAGCGCAGTTTCAGTCAGCCACTTGTATCGACGCAGCACGTCCGTGGAGGTGTCCGTAGCTAGTGTCCCAGTCGACAGGTAGATCGGAGTGTTGCCGACCCAATACGCCCCCTTGGTGAGGATGTGATTGACGTAGTTTAAGTCCTCCTGATCGAACACAACAAACTTGAAGAATGTCCGCCCGATCAATTGCTCCCTCTGGATATTGATCATGAACATTTTGACGGCTTCTAGCGGGGTCGATCGTCCCGCTGAAGGGGGCTTTGGAGAGACCACGATCAGATCGGCTTTGCCCATCCAGGCATTCCAAAACGTTCCCTGAGTTTCGACCGCTACACGGTTCCCGGTAACGTGGAACAGTCGCACCAGCTCAGACAGGTCCCACAAAGCTGGATTGCCTCCGCTAAAGACGACCCACGGGTACCGACCGGGCAGAGCAAGTACCTTCTCGTGAATCTCCTCAGCAGTCATGTTGGGCAGCTTTCGCACAAGAGCCGGGTCGACCGCATGCATCGAATCGCACCACAAGCACCTGTAGTCGCAGCCGCCGAAGCGAACGAAGTAACAGGGGCTTCCAGTGTTCGGTCCTTCTCCTTGAATCGTGGGGCCGAATATCTCTGCGACTTTAAAAGTCCCCGACTTCATAATGACGTCTTGCTGGGAAATCATTTCAGCCATGTGACTGTCGCGACCCCCGTTTCGGTCTCCCACACGCGGACGCTTTGCACCCACACGTGCTCATATGCCGGTTGTGCGCCCGCAAGAGCGTTCAGCCCCGTCACCATCTCGTCGAAGATCCATTGGGCAAGGTACTCGGCAGTCGTGACCGGGATGTCTAGTAGTGCGACCTTGCCAAAGCCCTTGTTTCGAAAGAAGCTTTCAACCCTGTCCTTCTTTTGCCATCGACCATCGACGACTGCACTTCCGTGATCTTGATCGCCGTAAAAGTCGAAGCCGAAGAATCGATAATCGAAAGGATCAAAAGCGCCGAACCATTTGAGTGGAACGGTCCCCAGCAGCAGCGCATGGTCAAGCTTATTGTGAATCGCCATGTTGTAGATCTGCTTGAGGTCGGCAAAGTCCATGACCATGCCAGCAGCCGGATCGATCAAGTTCGGATCATCCGCAGCACCGCCGATGACGTTTCCTCCGACTTCAACTTCGACCTTGTAATTATGCCCGTGAAGGTTAGCACAAGGCCCCTCATGATGCGGCAGTTGGTGAGCAGCTGAGATTGCGCCGCAAACCTTGCTGATGGTTGTCGTTGTGTACGGCTCGAGCAGCCTTTGCTTGCGAGCCTCAAAGGTGTCTTCAATCATGATACGCCTTTCAGAGGCAGGCTTTGACCTGCCTCGAATGTTACATCAGTGGCAAGCTAGAGCAGTGTCCGGCGCGCTTCGCCGTCCTCGGTCAAGACTTCTTCCGGCTCGCCCGACGCGGTTTCGGTGTCTGACCAGGGGGGCGCGAACGTGTTAGCTTCGCTGTACTGCCCACTGCCCACCTCTGCATGAGCTTCGACGATGCGCTGTACCCGCGCGCGATCCTGACCCTGGTATTTTTCCAAGGTGGTTTGAATGCGCACAGGCAGGCCGATGACGCTGGGTTCCACCAGAGTGTTCTCTTCGTCCACGTCGAGCTCGATCACAGCATCCGAGCTGAAGCCGAGGGCGACGAACGTGTCTCTCAAGCGGAACAATGCATTGGGAGCCAGGCTGGTCATCATCCAGACCTTGCGGCCTTCGTGCTCGCCTTCGACGATCTGGAACTCCCAGTTCAAATACGGGTGGGTGCCAGTCTGCGACTGCCGCATTGTGACGCCGGTGATGACCGCTTCATGCTCCCCTTCGGGAACGGTGTCTGATGGAATCTCCCCAAAGTTAACGGTGATACGAGCCATGGTCGTGTGATCCTTACACTTGTAGAAGGTCGAACAATTTAGTGACGGTGGGGTCTTCAAGATAGTCGGGTAAGCGCACGCCCCATGGAGTTCGAACCCCCGCGCGAACTCCGGGTGTGTTTTGCAGGAGCAGTTTGCGAACTACTTTGGCCGCCGGGAGTGCTGAGCCGGCGCCTGCGTTTTGCTGTGCCTTGGGTGAAATCCTTTCCTGCACCAAAAATGTAGACACGTCAAACATCCCGACCACTTCCTCAGCCATCTGGCCGAACAGAGCTGGCTTGCGCACGGCTCCCTCTCGGGGCTCGTTCTCTGTCTTCGGCAGGGCTGTGAAGAAGCAATGCATGTCGAGCTTTACAATCGCTCGAAGGAATCGGCGCATCTGAACCATGGACTTACCATAGTCTGCCTGATACACCGTGAAGGGATCTTCCCGCTTCTGGCCTGCGTTGAGCTCAGCGTCGACGATCCAGAGCAGCGAGTTAACATGAGTCTCAGACAAGGAGTCAATTGCGATCGACCTGTAGTTGTGTTTCTCGTTAGCGAGATAGTCGTACACTAGATTAAAGTCCTCCCAGGTTTTCACCCGGTAGACCGTGCACTGATCCGCAGGCAAGCCATACAGAGAAGTGCTTCCGCCTTCGAAGTCTACGACAACGATCGGGCAGGTGCGCTCATCTAGCGCAGCGCTCCCAACCAGCGTCGTCTTCCCGCTACGAGACGCCCCAGTGATTAACACTTTGCGCCACTGTGATTGCTGAGCGGCTTGCACTCTATCTAGGAACGCGTGCTTGCCGTTGCTCATGTAAGGTGATTTCGTTGCCGCCATCTGATTGCTCCTTGCGTCGAATGATTCCATTATAAACGGGATATCACAGCGAATCAACGCATTATGGTTTCAGCGCCGAAAGATTACTCAAGTAATGAATAATCGCAGCGGCATCCCTTTCATGTTGAGACGGTCGGGCCTTCCACCACATTTCATTGCACCGGGCCTTAAAGACGTTAATGCGTCCTGACAACGAAGTCTTCCACTCTGAGGGGCGAACCTCGGTGACTTCAACCTGGACGACTTTGCCAAGGTCTTCGACCGCAAGTCTCCACCTGTCCCGGGCCCTGATAGTTTCTTTTCGAAACGTGGAGTACTGAGCATCTGCCGGGTACTCAACCACAAGACGCTCGACCTCGTGGGCTGAAACCCATTCAACGAAGGCCGCCACGTCAGGTCTGTATTCCGGCACCGCGAAGGTTCTCGCAGCGAGTATCACAGGCATTTGGCCTCGTTGCACTTTTGCAATCACGACACCGGTCGTAATCCCCACATCGATTCCGATCACACTGACTTCTTGGCTCATTGAAGGCTCCTTAGAATGTGAGCTAAGTCTGCGTTACTGGTGTGCCCTATTGAGAAGCTTTTGTCCCTCAGGTTTTGTTCGACCAGCTCGTCTACAGTACCCTGCGCATGCAGTGTTAGCACTAGAGGCTTGGTCTTCTGTCCCGGCAAGTAAATCCGGGCCATTGATTGGATGTAAGCATCAGCATCCCAAGACTTGTCGTAGTAAACGGCTGCCTGCGCATTGGCGAGTGTTAAGCCGTATTTGCCTACGCCTAAAGACAGGACGAGGATGTCCAGCTGGTTCTGTTTGAATTGGTCGATAGGGTCTCGTTTGTTTTTCACCTTCCCGTTTGAAATGCCGACCCTCAAAGAAGTCTCTCGGGCAATGCATTTGTATACCTGGTCAGCGCCTTCAGTCCACTGAGTCCAGATTACTGCCGGTAATGGAATCTCATCATGCTCAAACAACGCCATCAGAACATCAAGCTTCCCCGAGGCAGACACTCCGCCGAAGTTTGCAGGGTTCGACACGCACTGCTGCAGCCGCACAAGCTGGGCTACTTTGTTAACTACCGGCATCTCTTCTCCGGATTCGAGCTCAAGTAGGAACTCATCCAGAATCTTTTGATATGCTTGCTGCTGCGTCGGGGCCAAAGCAACATGAACCGTTTGATAAACGATCTCTGGCAGCTCTGCCTCGATGTCGCTGTAATGCCGGGTAAAGATTAAGTCCCGAAACTCCCGTGCAATGTTGATGTCGAGACGCGTTCCCGTAACTTTAGTACCCCAAGGCGTCTCTTGCGTGTGGCAGTAGGTTCGAGCAAACCTCCAGTACGAGGTGAATGATTTGGGCGAGATGATTCTCAGCTGTGCGTACAAGCCGTCAGCATGCTTCGAAACAGGAGAGCCTGAAAGTAGCCAGATTCGAGTCGCCCGGTCTCTTAGGGCTTGAATTGCTTCTGTTCGCTCTGCATCTCGGTTCTGCAGCAAGATTGATTCATCGCACACAACAAGGTCCCACCTCCCGGCCAAGAACTCTGGCAGGCAGTCCCGCACCGTCTCATAATTGGTTACGATCCATCCTCTCGCAGACACGTCTCCAGACCGATATGCGACCGCAGCGTCTTGGCCTGTCCACTGCTTAATCTCATGCTTCCAATCAGGCACCAATGACAGAAGGGTCACGACTAACACTCTCTGAGCTTTCACTGCCCGCGCAGCTGCGCACGTGGTGATAGTCTTTCCCAGGCGAGGAGCGAGCTGCAACATTGCTCCCGAATGCGGTGATGAATACAGATATGTAACCGCCTCCTGCTGATACGAATACAGCTTGTCCCAAATATCTGGCAACTTCTTTTGAACGACTTCAGAGCTGTACAGGAAGAATCCGTTCTTGGCGCTCCACATCCTATAAAGGTACGTGGTGAGACGAACCTTTCCCGGATGCAGTCGCAGAACGATTTCAATGCTGGCCATAATTGGGGGCAAAATCCACGCGCGCCGTTTAGCATCCCACCTTCCCCCAGCTTGCTGGATCTCTTTACCGGGAAGAATATCTGGCGTGTAAACAAAGCAATCCCGGTCTTTGATGACTTCAGATTTAAAGTTTGCGTTGTCGTCTGTAGGAATTGGCTTGTGCAACTCCGTCTTAGACCACGGCCTGTTAATCAGAACCATCGGATTGCCTCCGGATGTCGAAGTCATTTTCAGTCGCCAGGATAGTCATGATCTTACTGAACATGTCCGGGCTAATCCTTGTGACATATTCTTCCAGCTCGAGCGGCGAGTCTTCAAAGACTTTTTGCCCGTCATCGCCGACCATCGTTGCTAACTTTTCAGCCTCTCTCAGATCGACGTCTAGCATGTTAGAGTGCTGCAGCCGCAGAACATCCAAAAGCATTTTCATCTTCTCTTTGTCCTTGGGCAGTCCAAAGGTTTGCGGGTACTGTCTCGCCCACGAAACAAGAACTTCCGGATCATACTCTATCGGCCGCTTGCGGACCTGCACTTTTAAAAGGCCTCCCATAATTGCACGACGGTCTTCTTGCCAGACAATGGCCTCAGCCGTGTCTTGGAGCTTTGCGTGCAGCTGCTCGAAGAACGCTTTTAGCTCAGCCTCCCGGGAGATCAAAGCCTCATGAGCTTTCAGGAATTGCTGCTCCCACGCTTTCCGGGCCTCTTCAAGTGCCTTGGTGATTGACTGGAGCTCTTCCCAGTCAGAGCTCCAAGCCTTCAACGATTCCCGCAGACCCTGATCTTCACTCATCGGATGTCCTTGTACACCTTGTTTCGACACACGTTTCGAACAAACACCCCGCTGCATCCGAACCGCTCGCCTATCTTAGCAAACGATTCCCCGTCTTCCCGCATCTGCCTCATTGCCCGAATATCGTCTTCATCGTAACGCCTGGGTCTTCGAGCCGCCTTGAATTGTTTCAAATAAGCCCGGAGGTCAGTCGCTGAAAATTTTGTCCCGGCTTTCAGGTCCTCTAACAGCATTTGAGCCTCTTCACTTGGCTCGGCGAGATGAGTCAGTACCTCCAACAATTCAATCTCTAAGAGGTCCCGTGTTGCAGCTCTCCGAGAAAGTTTCCCCCCGTCTGAGGTGTCAAGAAGCTGCTCGGTCTGTTGCGCAACCAAGATGGTTGAAATGATGTCGGCTTTGGAGGCCTTGTGGGCCTTCCCGAGAATGTCTAGGTACCGCTCTGCCAGCTCTTCAGCAGAGAGCTGCTCCAGAGCTTCTATGGTTACACGTTCCATGACCTAGTCCAACAGATGAGAATCAATTTCGTCCGATGACAGCATGACTGGCTTGTCTAAGAAGAACAAGGTGTTCATGCCAATGTGATAGGCACAGATCATGCCGATCCCGATGATATCGTCTTTGTCAGTGTCCTGGTCTCTTATCACCACAGCACAGACCGCGCGGCGGAAATCCAGCTTCTTGACTACGTCGTCGTAGTGTCCCGGCTGCCACTCGGCCCGCTGTGAGTTAAGCACCACGACAATCGTATCGGCTGCAACAAGCGGAAACGCCATAGTTGAAAGTCCCGAAACGAAGTCCCGTGTGAGATCGTCACGATGCCCGAAGAACTCTTTGAAGAGGTTGTGTACAGCTTTGTTCCACATGATCATCTGCCCTGGTACGTAGGAAAATAAAAAGATGGGGGGCTTGCTTGCCCCCCGAGCTTAGTTGGCCGAAAAGAGTGTCGACAGTTCCATCAGCGTTTGAACTGAGTGCAGCACTCCGTCCATTCCGTCCATCGCACGCCACACGCCGGCATCATTCGCACGATTCAAGCGATGAGCGTTGACTGCGTTGGTGTAAGCGTTCAGAATATCGATTGAGTAAATCGTGTCCGGATTGCTGTCAGCCAGCATGCTTAGCTGTCCAGAGAAGCCTTCGAGCGTCCAGCCCTTCAGCACGTTCGCTGACATGCCCAGCTGCTTTTGCATTGTGCGAACCCACGGCGCCGAGGCTGCATCCGCAGCCGAAGAAGCGTCGATGTACGTAGTGAGTAGTTTGTGCACTGCGCGCAGAGAGTGACCTGAGCCGAGCACGCTGCCCTTGTAGTTGGATTTATTCAGCAGAGCCTGCGTCCACTGAAAGTCTTCGATTGTCTTATGAAGGTCCGCTTCTTCCCACGTGCGGTGGCTGAAGCTCGCCGATCCCATGTTCAGCACGCTGCTGATCAGCCCGTTAGTGCAGACCACGCGGTACACTCCGGCAGTGTAGCGAGCCGCTACTCGACCGATGACCAGATTTGTGTCCAGACGAACCGCTGGAAACATCCCACCGCGCTTGCGGCCGCGAGCTTCCCAAAACGCGAGGTCATGTTCGATGGTGTCATCGACAGCCGCTCCCGGGTTGTTGAAGATTGTGGTGACCTGCAGGCCGCCTTTCCAAGCCCACTGATCGACGATCTTCCAGCCCTCTTCGAGCAGCTGTTCTTGAGCGTCCGCAGGATTGATAAAGGACATCTGCTTGCTGCCGGCTCCGAGAGCGTAGCCCTTTTCTATCTTGCGCTCCGGGCTCCACGGATTCGCACCCGAAGGCATGAACGAGAAGCGACGAACTTCGTCATCTCCGTAATGCTCCGCGACGACAGTGCCGAGCTTGATCTGCTCGCCCTTCTTATTGTAGATCGAGACTGCCCGGTTGTTTGACGTGACTGTTACTTTGCGGCTAGCCATGATACACTTGCTCCTGTAGTAACGCTCTGTGCGCCTTCCTTATATTTAGTGTAACCCTTTGTTTGGTACAATGGCACGTGAATGTTTGATGAGAACTTGATGAGAAGGGCTCTCATCTAGAACATGTTCGCAAGCGTGTGGGCAGCCTTCTCGAGTTCCTCTTTTCCGCGCAAATCATATCGCCGCGTCGTCTCAGACAAAGCATGGCCAGCCAGTTGCTGCACCAAGAAAATATCCACGCCGTTGAGCAGAAGGCTCGTAATGAACGTTTTGCGCAGGTCGTGGGGCTTTACATAATGAATGCCGGCAGCCAGACATCTGCGCTTGAGAACGTCCATGATTGTTTGTCCGGAGATCGGCTCTAGCTGGGGAAGCCAGTCAACGCGGACAAATAACGGACCGGGAGCGACGCCTCGAACAGCAATCCACTGATCAACAATCTCTCGAGCCCGGGAGTTGATAAACAGCCACCTGTCCTTGTTGCCTTTGCCTTTAGCCAGGATCAACTCGTAGCCGTCGTTGTGGGGGACTAGGTCTTCTAAAAAGACACTGACCGTCTCTTCCCGACGAGCCCCCGTTGCAACCATAAATGAGATAAGCGCCTTGTCTCGGACGCCTCCAGCGCCTCCAGCGGCCTCGCAGGCATCTAACAGCTTCGTCAGTTCTGCGGCTTCCAGCGACCGGCCTTTAGGAAGGGTGACCCCAACCACCCACTCGAAATCCAGCCGACGATTCATCTCTTCGACTGAAATGAGCTCGAGGCGCCAGCATGCCTTAATGACGCCGCGCAGACCTGCTAGGTACAGGTTCGCGGTTGAGTGAGCGTAGTCCTGCATGAGGACCGATCGAATCTTCAGAATGACAGGCAGCTTGAGCATGTGCCAGGGGAACGAGTAGATCTCAGCCAGGCGGACATCCTTAGTCTGCATGATGATCTTGAGCACCGCCAGCAACGCAAAGCGCATGGTCGATTGCGCCGTGGGGCTGAGAGTATTCAAGTACATTGTGACGGGGTCAAATCCGTCAGGGAATTGGACGGGAGCGATGTCCACGTCTTGCGGGATGATAGTAGTCACTGCTCAGAACTCCTTAGCTTGCACTGTGCCCATTAGAACGGTTAGCGCGGTGATTGATATTGATTTGCATGACCTGCTCAGGCTGGACAAGCTTTAAGCCGTCAGCGGCTAAGCCAATGCTGATAAACGTGGCTTTGCGAGCACTCCGGTCTTCCGGGAACTCTCTCTTCAACCTCTCGCTGAATTTTCGTAGGGGAAGGATTTCGTAGGGCTTCAGGAGACGGTTCTTGCAATCCGTGGTATAAGCTCTGTACAAGGTGTCCAGCTCAACAGAATCGTTCTCGCCGAAAGTGCAATACGCATCGAAGAACGCTTTGAGGGGATCAGAATCGTCGCGGTAATTTCGGGTGCTGGCTTGCACCGCCGACGGGGTCTGTAACCCGTCACGATACCACGCAATTGCGCCGCGAACCATCCAAGCGAGAATGCCGGGAAATTCTGAGCGCAGTTTAAATCCCAGGTCGGGATCCTTCGGCTTTTGCTTTAGAGCCCCCTCGCTGGCTTCTTCGGGAGAGACGAACCTCACGTTGAAATCGATGCGACGTACGCGGCGCCAGAAACCGTCCGAGTCATCCACCACTCGAGGGAGATGGTTGACACCAAGCCAGATCTTGCAGACCGGGTGAAACGTGAAGAACTCGCGATGAAGGAAGCGCGCTGAGACAGGCTCGCCTCCGGTCAGAGACTTAATGCGAGACTCACTCAGGGTCACGCCTTCGTTCGGCTCAGATGAGATGACAAGACGTCGGCCGTCAAGTGCCGCGATATCATTCGACTGGGAGTTGGCTACGGGCTGGCGTTCGAAGGTTGAGAACGGGGCAGGAAAGGCGTTGCTTCCGAAGATCGACTGCAAGACGTTCATGAGCGTCGACTTGCCATTTGAGCCTTTTCCGACAAGCATGAACAGGCACTGCTCTGTCGTGTGGCCTGTCAGGGTGTATCCGATAGCTCTCTGCAGGTAGTTAATCACATCTCGACCGCCCTCAAACACGTCGTCGAGGAACTTGAGCCATTGAGGGCACAAAGCATTTGGGTCGTAGTTGACGGGAAAGTGGTTGGAAAGGAGGTCTGACGGGCGACCTGCTCGCAGCTCTCCGGTGCGGAGATTAATGACCCCATTCGAGCATGCAGCCAGGTCGGCGTTGTTATTCCAGGCAGAGTGCTTAGTTGCAATGTTTGGCTGCGCTTTGCTGATTGAAGCGCCGGCATCTATGCGCGACTTGCCCTGCATGATCATTGAGTACCGAAAGGCGGCGGCGCGGTCATCATCGTCTGTAATCAAATCTACCGCCCGTCGAAACGCTGATATCGTGTCGATGACCTTCAATGTGATCTCGTCGACTTCATCCATCTTCCAGAAGTGCTGATCCCAAATCAGCCACTTTCCGGCGGTGTGATTGTACTTGACCTGCTCTGCTAGATAGAATGCAATCATCTGGCCGAAACCGACGTCAGTCATTGGAAACTGAAGCAGCGCTTCGAGCACCGGGTGTCCGCCAGCAACGGTCCCGTTTGTACGAGCCGGTGGATACTTAGCGATGTTCGAGGCAATCACCAGGAGCTCTTCTTCAGATAGCGGAGGGTTGCATCGCGTTGCATTCTGTGACCGCAGAACAGTCAGGATCTCTTCCTCACCAAGCCCAAGAGTTCTCACCAGGCCCGCTACTCGGGTGAGTGTTGCGTTCCGCTCGCCCTCCGGGATAGTTCCATCCATTTGCAAACGAACCGCTGCTGAGCCTCTTCCACGCTGAGAGTGCAGATATTCTGGGCACTCTCCCGGAGCGTTGTCGAACGGTGACTGCCCGGCGACCCATGCATACTCTGAGCCGCTAGCATGCTGCGACGGTGGCAATACGACGTATCCGCCGTCACCCCGAACATCTATTCCGACAAAGCCGAATAGCGCTTGAGCATTCGGGACCTTTCGTCCTCCGTTTGGGTGCTTGAAGAACACATGGTATCCTCCACCGCCCGTGCGGGAGACTACTGCCTGATTGAATGATCCTTTTTCGGCTATGATTTGTTGCAGCCGATCTTCAGCGCCTTCTTTTGCGGCGTCGACATCCAGCACCACAATGCCTGACTTAGCTCCAGTCGCGACCCCGATGTTGGCATCCGGGAACTGATTCCACCACCTGCGGATGGTAGCTTCGTCTTTAGTCGCGTCTTTGAATCCGTTGGTTGTCAGAGGCTTCTTGCTTTGGTTAACTGGAAACACATGCCATCCGAGGCGCGTATATTGAATGGCATGATCGACCATTGGGGTGAGAGCAATTCGAACCATTGCGCAGTCCTTAGTCGGGCAAAAATGCGGTAGATATTTAAACAATCACTATTTTACTATTATATGCCAGCCAAACAGGGAGATCAACCTTTTGAGGTTCATATTTGATTTTTCTAATCTTTCATCGAACCGTCAACGTTGATTTTCACTCTCAAGGTGTATTACAATATAAAAGATCAGACTGTCGCACTATGCTCCTGGTGATCGCATCGGTCCGACGCATTCCTTACTGCAGAGGCCCTACGGGGCCTTTGTTATTTTATCGAGGTGCCTATGACCCTTCCTCCGTCTGAACGACCTCCCGTACTTGGCCCGCTCAAGCTCCTGCTCAAATCCACCAGGTTTCTTACAGCTGTGGTCGCTCTGCTCGTCGGCATGTTAGTGACGCAAATCCCATCGCTGGCCCCATACAGTGATGAACTCTTGGTGCTCATTGGAGCTCTCGCGTTCGTTGTTATTGGGGGCTATAGCTACGATGACGCGTCTCGCATGGCCCACGAGCTCGGCGCGCAGCCTCTGAAACCGATTAATGAGCAGCTGCGCGATGTGTCAGATGCCGCCATAGATGCTGTGATTCCTCCTGGTGGATCTGCAGAAGTTCGAATCAACACGTCAACCGAGTCGCCCCGTCTATACCCTCCCGGAAGCGATACAGCCAGCAGTTAACAGCAGGCAAGAAGCAAATAAAAACCCGCAAGCTGTGGGTTTTTATTTGCCTGGAATCAGCTCGCGCTGATGTATATTTTGCTGACCCTGTCAAGAGCTTTTCTTTCCAACGCCGGCTGCGTCGAAAGAATTACATCCGACAAAAACAACAAGGCTTCAGCTTTCACGGCTTCCCGGCGGAATCGAATCGTCACCATGCAATCTTTCGTCGGGTCGATAGCCCTTACCTGATATCCTTGGCGGTGTAAGAACTTAGCCATCCGATGCAGCCGCTGATGCACTTCGGCCTGTTCTGTAGCGTTTAGGTCCGTCCACATTGTCGGCCGCGTCTGGATCGACGGAGCTTCTGTACCGGACCCACTCCCAGTCTCCCTCTCGAGACTGTTGCCAGTACCCTTCCATTTCTTCGGTAGCACAATCTTCATTGTAGTTGTCCTCATACCACTCGCCAAGAATCCACATACAAACAACCTTTCATATCGATACTTAGAGGGCAAATGCAATTAAAAAGATCCCCTCAACGTGCTAAGTGCTCGAGAGGGGATCTCTAATTACCGCGCGGAACGGACTTGTGTCATCAAAGTAATCAGAGCAGCTTTCGCTTGATATACGGTGTCCCCGAGATACAAGGCCTCAGCCGACGCCGGATACACAGCTTCAGTCTGAGATGTGAAGGCAAGTTCTCGTTTGCCTCCCGGACCCCACGGATTGAACGCCGCAGTCGTTGCGTAGTACTTGCGCGTCCACGGATCGCACCGCACGGCAGAGAATCGGAAGTCGATGCCCTTTGCCTGAGCTTCGTGATAAATGCGCGCCAGCATCGTGGTCATTTTGCGCGCGCGCTCCCGGCTTACCTCATGAATCTGCTCGAGAACTTCGCACCCGAGATCAGTCACCGGGAAATGTTCCCGCTCGAGAGGATTCTCGATGGCCAGGCCTTTAGACTGCAGCCAGCGAAGGGTGCGAACCGGCACTGCTGCTTGAGCTAGCCCGTAGTTGTACAAACGCATGAGAGCTACATACTGCTTGTCGTTTAGTTTGACATCGGTCGTGAATTCAGTTTGCATTTTTGCCTCCGGGCATTGCCTTACTATAATAAAATTGTAGACTCCAAACCCAAGAAAAAGCACGAGGGGGAGGTCCGTCAGTTTCTTTCGAATCGCCCTTGATCTGCGAAATTTCTGTACGAGCACGATCGATAAGCAACCGAACAGAACGCGACTGCGCTTGCTAAATGTTTATTTAGAATACGCTGGCGGTTATTCGGGGAGCTTTTGAGTCTTGTCGGGATTGAACGAAGGGTCTCGGAAAGGCTTTGTTTGGGGCCGAGGCCCGGGGGTTAGAGCGTCTATACCTTCCACAGCCGTAACCTCTACAGCGGTAGCCGCGACCGTGGTTGTAACACGCCGAGTGTTCGGTTCGGGGACTGGATCGATCTCGGTTGAATCTTCTTCATCGTCGTAGCCAGCTCGAGCGAGCAGAGATTCTTGAACCCGTTGAATCTCTTCCGCTGGGCGGTTCCAGCCTTCAAACGCTTCTGGATTAGAGCGCATTGAAATGTACAGTTCGGTAACAATCGCTGTCAGCCGGTCTAAGGCTTTGAACCTCTTGTTCATTGTTGAAGAGGCTGTGATTAATCGGTTGACAGCCGAAACGAGCTGGCTGCGTTCATCTACTTCTGTGTCAGCCAGGTTCTGAATGACTGCAATGGCCTGTTCAATCTTCTGCAGGGTCTGTTGTGACTGCTCGGCCATTTTCTGTCGGTGCGGCCAATACTCTTTCGAGAACCACGGCCAGATTCGGCGATCTATAAACCAAGCCAGGGCGAACAGAATAGCTCCAGCAATCCCGGCATCAACCACTGAGTCTGGCATCTTGTTCAAGCCTTTCGACCCTAGAGGTCAGCTTTCGAATGAGGTAGTGATTTGCTGTCGCGGCTGATTCCAAATCGACCAACTTGTATTTGAGGGCCCGCAAATCAGCTTCAGGCCCCTGACGCTCTCTTCTAGCCACTAGAGCCGCTACGTACCAGTAGGGGAGAAGGATCATTATGTGTCTCAGAATTGATTTCAAGTCAGTCTCCGGGTCTACGATATTCGATCACGGGCCGGGGGAACGGCGCGGGCTTGGCTTCAATCCGCGGGTCGATAATCCTAGAGACCGCTTGCAGCAATGTGATCGCGCTCGTCAAGATAGTTACGATGTAAGGCAGATCTTTATCGCCGGGAGAAGACATCTCGCGCAAGGCGCTTAGAACTGCTTCAAAATCAAATTCTTGAAGCGCCTCGCGAGCAGCTCCAAGCTCTAAAAAGTATTGACGGTCTTCGGGGGAGAGGCCTTGCAGAAACGCAGAGAATCGTTCTTCCTCGGTTTCTAACACCCCCACGACTTCGACCGTACGCCCTAAATATGAAAGAATGGTCGTTGTTTGAGGGTTGCCGTTAGCATCTGTCCAGCCGGTGCCATTGTAAAAGTAATTCATGTCGCCTCCTATAGCGCCCACATCTTCGAGAAGATAAAGTAATATCCGGACGAGGCCCCTTGCTTGCTGGTCGCTTCCATATCGATCTGCTGCCAGCCGCTGGTAGCAATCACAACGCTGGCGATTGAAAGAATAGTGTTGTAGGTAAGCGCCGCACTGTAGCCGTCAACAGTACCAACGGACGAATTGTTGACCTTCACTGTAAAGATGCCCTGAGAGTTTGACGTAGCTCCTAACCAGCTTAATGTGTACGTACCCGCACGCAGCCACAGGCCGGTTCTAAATGAATACCCTAAGGCAGGTGCAGATGATGCGTATCCGTATATCCCGTATCTTTGATTTGCCTGGGTGGTCGTCCCGGAATCAATTAAAAAAGTGGGTCCGGACGTGACCACGGTTTCGTCACACCAACGCTCATCAAATTTGGGGTACAGCTGTGTAAGCGGCGTCCTCTCCCCTAAAGCGTTTAAATCGAAGACTCCTGCAGAGGTCGCAATTAGCCGTCTCTTTTCGCTTGGGGGCGCTTCGACCGCAGCTCCTTCTTGCAATTCAAGAAGCGCCGGAGTTATAAGTGTCATAGAGCCCCCACGAAAGATGCCTTAGAAAAAATGACAAAAGCTGACGATTGGCTTGTACTGTTGTCCGCAGGGCCTCCGACCTCAGATCGAATCACGTGTCGGCCATCTGTGGGAATGACTACCCCGGAGGCCGTTCGAACGTCGTTTGCAATCACACTGTTGGCCGACCATCTTAGGGCCGCTTTTAAGACCCCGTCAACATACCAATGTTGTGTCCCAGCGTAGGGGCCGCTTTCGCCAGAAACGATTATTTGATATATCCCTGCAGCCAGCAGAACGTCCCATTCGACAGCTGCTCCGACTTGAGCGTCTGTTTGATATGTGCGTACGGCAAAGCGAGCCGTGTCCGAGAGCTCTCTGATTAACGCGCCGCCAATAACCACGCGGGCGGAATGATGCCAGAGGGTTGCTACTTTCGGATACGTGCCCCCAAGAGCGACGGGAGAAAAAGTCCCGCGCGCTTTCCAACCGGTTGCAACAGGATAAATCCGAGCTATGCCTGCTGTGGGGGCCGCGACGTCTGACCCGTTCTCTTCCAGTATGATAGCGTCGTCGCGAATGTCATAGGTCATGATATCTTCCTTATGGACACGCCCGAGATGAACATTCCCTCGTCGCCTCCAGGGCCTGTAGTGGTGGCTTGAAATGTAAAAGTATATTCGCCGTCAGAGCTCACCACGAACGTCGGCAGCGCCGTAAGACCCGTGTAAGCCGACACCGCCGAATAAAAGGACATTGTGCCTATAGAAGTCATTCCAATCGACACCGTGGCGACCGATGCCCCGACCGCGAAGACCGCGTGATAGACTTCCATTAGATAAGTGCCTTGAGGCAGCCAGGACTTGAAGACAAGCTGATCCGCCAGAGCTGCTGGCGAAATCCAGATAAACTGGTTCCATCGAGCTGCCGTCACAAACACAGTTGTAAGCGCGCCAGCCCCAAAGCCCTTTGAAATTCGTTCAATGAAGACGTCGTCAATGATCTCTCCGGGAGCGCTAAGAAGTTTAGACACGCCCCCATCATCGACATCATACCAGCCATCCGACCGAGCCTCGAGCCTCCGGGTGTTAGAGGCACTAACCGCCCCTGCAACAGTTCGAATAACCGTCTCGAAGTAAGCGGGGTTGATTTTCGTGCCCGGCAGAACAACCAGGGTTCCGGCAAGGTTAATGTCATCCGCACCAGCGATTGAGTCAGCGAAGACAGCGGACTCTCCTGCAGGGACGACAATGACGTCGGGCCGGGATTGACCGTGAATGTACGGATCAGTTTCTGTCACCTGATTGATCAGAACCCAGTCTCGATTATTGTCAGACAGGTACAACTGATTTGTATCCCACGAATAGTATGCATCGTCTTTGTACGCTGCCTTGGAAGGGCGGTTGGATTCTTTATCCCAGTAGATGAACAGAATTCGACGCATCATCAGGTTCCCAGCTTGATTACGCTTAGAGTGATTGGTTGCGTCATCGAGGCTGTCCCCGTGCCGACAATTCGAGACAGGACGATTTCGATATAGTCTGTCGCGCTTAAATAAAGGACATCCGAGAAGCTACACGTCTGTCGGGCGTCGATTGAAAAGTCTTTGCCCTCCCACGTAGTCAAGATAGTCGACCCGTTTTTTCGAACCTCGATGCGCATTGCGTTATTGCTCGTCGCGTTGGCGATGTATAGGGCGTTAAGCTCTACCCGATAGTAGCCGCTCTGCCCGGACGGAATCGTTACGCGAGATGGGTTAGGCGATACTGCCCAAAACCCCCCAACGTCGAAATCTTCTGAGCCCCATGAAATGACCGCCGTGGTCGTAGTCCCGTCCCGAACCTGCGTAACCGTCGACCGGACTTTGCACCCAGTCAGCGCTGTTGATAGAGATGCCCAAGCCGGAGCACCTGAGACAATCTTTAAGACATCACCCTCAGATCCCGGAGCAAGCTGAGAATATTTTGTCGCCGTCGAAACAAGCAGTCTGTTGGCTGTTGTTGATACTGGCACGGTAATATGCTTCCAGTCCGCGTTGGATGCCGTGCCGGTGGCCAAAAGCAATTCCAGAGTGTCCGAGCACCAGTAGGTCTGCCCGATAAATTCTGGAGTGCCGCGGTCTGCATACAACCCTATCGTAGTATACGACGGGACCGAAAATATGTCAGCCATACGTCAAAGCCTCCCCGTCGTAGGTAATGATCTCGTTCTTGTAAGTCACAAACTGCTCTCCGAGACCCCCGCCGCGTCCGATAACTTCCTGGGCAGCGTACAGGTCGAAAACTGTGATGCTAGCAATGCCCTGATAGAGGCGGACGTATCCTAGCAGGACGGAATCTGAAGCCACGGTCTTTGGGTAGTACAGGTCGAATGCCTGCTCGTGGGTTGGGAATCCGATATCCGGGTCGAAATCAAACTCGGGCCCTGCAGTAATTGTCAGCAGAGCCGTCACGGGATCAACTTCGACCATCAGCCCTAAAGCCTTCCCAGAAGTGTCGGGGACATAACTGCCTAGCTCGTCCGTCACCAAGTTGGGAACCCTATAAACTGTATTTTCCGCGACGGTCGTAAACCCAGATATGAACACGGTCATGTCTGGTGGCGTGGCGGGTTGAAGTAGACCGATATCAAGCTGAGCCAGGTTGATACTTCGTTGGGGCCGAACAACAACCCGATGGGTATATTCAGCGGCCAAGTACCCGGCTAGGCCGTGAATGTGCAGCTCGTTGTTGACCGAGATGACATAGACGGGGGTTCCGTAAATTAGGTCTTCATCCCGAAGCTTGCCGATTCCTGAGTTCAAAGCCAAAGACACAGAGGCAACTTCTTCATCTGCCTGGCTGATTGTCGTCCCCTGAGACGTCAAAGCCGTAGTGGATTCTCCGATGCCGTACTCATGGACCCACACCATCGAAGGTGTGTCAGTATCGGACCCTACCGCGGCCTTAACCGGGTTGTCAGTGTCCCGACGCAGCGGATGCCCTAAAGCCTTAATGACTGGCTCTTGCAGTGCGGGGCGAAGTCGACGAGCAATCTCTTCTCGCAGGCCGTCGAAAGTCATCCCAGTCCCTGCACTTTCCGGATAAATCCGACCGGGCCAATGCTCGAAGCCCAGTCCCCAATTCGCGGATACCGTTTGCGCGGGTTCGAGACGGCCAGATCGATGGCGTTGAATCCAAAGAAAACAGTTACAGGAGTGCTAGCCCGGACTCCGTCGTACGCGGATTTAGTGTCAAGAACAGTCCACGCATCCCCGACATTTAAGCTACGCAAGTTTTGCCTTTCGCCTTTGTTATTGATTGCAACCTGGATGATGGTATTGTCCCCGCTGCTATTCAAGTCGTTAGCAAACGCGTAAGCCGTCCGGGCCGCAAAAGACGCGCCGGGGCTTATTTCTGTCCACGCGGGGCTTCCACCAGACGGGCTAGAGATGCGGTACTCTTTGAACCCGTCGAACTTGTTTCGAGTTGTGTCGAGCTCGAAGAAGGCATCGTTCAAGTGGATTTCAACGAGGTTGATGTTAGAGAGGCTGGAGTCATTCCACTGGCCGGTTCCGAAATTGAGCTGGTCGTCTGATCGCAAATATACGACTACGCCAGCGACGTTTTCGATCTCAGAAGCAAAAGTTTTGTCGATGTCCAGAAACCACCGGTACCGGATTCTTGTGAACCCCATAGACGCGGGAAGGTATTCGGGCTGCAGAACAATTCCAGTGTCAGAATTTCCTACAGGGGGGTTATCGATCAGCGTGAACGAAAGCGGCTCGGCGGTGTACAAGAAATCACCTTCGTCATCTATCAAAGCCCAATAGAAGGTCCAAGAGCCGGACACATCCCCGGGATGGACGTTGTCCCAGTTGTTCGGGGGGTAGTAGTTAGGCGGCCCTGGAGGATCTCCTGCACACAGCACCCCATTACATTTATAGTATAACCGTACCTCTGTTCTGAAAGCAAGTCTCTCAACGGTATGAACATACCCGTCCTCCTGCAGCGGCGTTTTGATAACACTGTGCAGGCCATAATACACACTTTGATTGATCGCGGCCGGAGCACTGGAGAGACGTTGCCATGTGCTAGACCCCTCCCCAAAAGGATATTCTTCGAACGAGGTCTGTGTTGTGCTCGTGACTTGGTCGTCTAGCAAATTGGCGGAAGCAAACAATGCAGCCGTGTCATGGTTCAGGACTGGGGCAGCCTCAGCAAACTTTGCGCTGGTCCCCGGGTGGTTATTGAGGGCCGTAAACGATCCCGCATTTTGCGCTCGAAAGATTTGCCAGCCCCCTAAGAGCAATGCGCCGCAGCAATAGACATCGTCACCAATAATTGTCGCGGCTAAAGGCTTGTCGAGGCCTCCTCCGTCAGCAGATGCTCCCACAGTGCCGTTGTCATCTGACCCGGAATAAAGTCGCCAGAACTTGGTTCCGTTCACGGTAGACCAGGCGGCAAAAATAATGTCAGAACTGTCATGGGGTGTTACGATACACGCTGACCCAAAAAAATCTTCTTGCGGCAAAGACGCGGAATATTCTTCGGCCCACACAACATCTTCAGCGAAAGCTCTGCCGTCGGCCGTTGAGTATATTCGAATCTCTTCAGCTTCGTCATCATACGCAACGGCAAACAGCTCAAGATCTCCTGCGGTGTAATTCGAGGTGATGTAATCAGAATCGGGCAAGATTACAAAATCCAAAACTCTCCCGATGAGATTCCCTCGGAAAGATTCCCAGTGCACAGTCTTCTCGAGCAGAGTGGAAGTTCTTCCGATCTCGCCTAAGCTATTGACCGCAAACATGACGCCGAACTGCGCCTCGCTAAGGTCAGGGAATTCGGGAATCTTCGGGTCTAAGGGAAGATTTAATTCCGGGAGCCAGCCGTCATAGATCCAATTCCAAGCAGCCGAGCGGGGAATGTTGATCACTTCTCCCGGCTGACCAAACGCCTCGAGATCAAAATCAACGACAATCCGTTTCTCCCACCCCCGACCCCGTTGAGTCCAAGTCCTTGTGATGTTGGTTGGAACTGCTCGGACCGCCTCACCGCCGATGTAAAGAGCTTCGATGTCCAGAAGATACATTTCAGACACATTAGCGCACGTGAAGACGTCGAGGTTTCTATCGACCGTCAGTCGAACAGTGGGCCTCTCCCGGTTCTCTAAAGCAAACACATTTCCAACGACCTGGCTAGTTCTGCCCTGGTTCTCTGACACGGGCACAATGAATGTCGGAAACGTGGGCTTAGACGAGCCTTGAGATGCGTTACGTCCCGGGGCTATCGCGCCGAAAGGGACGGCTTCCGCGCCGCCGTCAAAAGCAAAAGAATACCCAGTAACGGACGACACCTTACCTTTCCAGTTAAATCCGGCTTCCAGAGACTCATCAACAGCGTGTCTCTGCTGAAGGGACATACGAGTAGTAAGGCTTGCCCGTTCTGTGTTACTGAGCCACTTAAACGGATGCTGCTCTAAAACCAGTGCGCCGTCGGACCTGCATCCGACGTTGCCGACAGAGAGGTCCTCGATCGCCTTTATCTGTCCCCCAAAATTGTCTGCAGGCAGGACGAATGATTGCTTACGAAGCTTTAAGTAGTCGTCAGGCACGATGTAATCATGATTACTTAAGAAGTTCGGACAGTGCCAATGAAGGACGTACCAAAGCGCGCCGTAGGGGTTGCTCAACGTGACAGGGATCTCCGCCCAGTTTGTAGGAGTACTCGTCTCGGACATGCTCTGAGTTGCGATCCCCATATCGAGAATGTACTGCAAGGGGGATTTTATTTCGATCGTAGAATCCGTGATTCCGCGCTGGACTGAATGCGACTTAGCTTCCAGGTACCCGACGCACTTATCAACAATTACGCCCTCTGACACTTCCTCGCCGCCGAATCTTGGGGTCTCCGCATATAACCACCCTTGCGTGGGGAACGTGAGGTCTTGTTCGTTAATTGCAGGGGTATTGTCACTGAACCGAATTCGAAGGTCTCGGCCTTTGGGAGTTTCTCGGTCTGAAGCCATGTTGACAGCATACCGGTATGAGAATGGGGCGTCAGCACCGGACCGGGTGCAGATCCAGCGATATGTTCTCGCAGTATGGCTTTTGCCCCCACTGTCAGTGATCGTACATGATATTATATAAAAGCCAGGGTCGAATTCGACCTCTATTTCTTCGTCGCTGAGAGAAGACCCCCCTGCAAGTGTTCCTCCGTCGATGTCCCAAACCTGAGCGACTTTGATCTTGTTGCCCCACACAAAACTAGACGCGCAAGAGAAGGTCGTTGTGGCGGTATTTGACGGGCCTACAAAAGCCCAGTCCCAGGGACCGACGTTGCAGACAGGGTCCGGGTTGATAAGCTGATCTGAGTACGGCACATCAAACAGCTTATAAAAGACCTGGTTGTAGATCCGACTGTAAATGCTGAATAGCGGATAGTGCTTGATGATCGTAATGTGCTGCCCGGGTTGCAAAGGCAGGCAATAGTTTTCTCCTCTGCCGGGATCTCCTAAACTCTTTGCGTCTATGTACAACGTTGACGCCCCTGGAGCTTTTCGAACTACCGCGATTCCTACGTCATAAAGCCCCGCAGCCGTCCCAATAAATACCAGCATTCCGGTCTTGATGTTTGCCCAGCCGGAAGTACTAGCAACTGTCAAAGCTGCCACAGGATAAGTAAAAGTCGTTTGGTTAATTGTCGCTGTCGCGACAACTGTCTTCGGGACAGGTAGAAACACTCTCTCCGGGATGGTGTGAAGCTCGTCATTCAGTTTGAGTAGGTCGGGGGATCCGATAACAGTCATGGGGTCTCCGGGGCGGATACAGCGTTGAAGAAATCAAAAGGCAGAAACCACAGTTCACCAGCGCGGCGATACTTAGATACTTCAGGCCAGAACACGCGGGCTTGAACTACAATAAAGCCCCCGCCACTAGTAGAATCTTCGGTCCGAACAGTCACCTGAGCATGCATGGCATCATTGAAAATGTCGGCCTTAAACTGTGCGATCATTCCGGTGGTCCAAGGCCCGAGCACCCAGGTGAATTCTCCCCCGCCGAACATGTGTCGTGCGTACCAGGAATCGACCACCGAGGTGTATGGCTGGTATTTGTCTCTGTCTTCTAGCGGCTCAACCCAATCAAGATAGTCGCCCATATCCGTCGGGCGGCTGCCGTTGTTGATCGACGAAGCGGCCGTATTTATCTTTGTAATGTCATAGGTGTCGTCTAGCTCTGAAACCGCTAAAAGACCTGGGGCAATCCTAAACTCACTCATGACCTCTTTGCATCCTCCATGCCGGCTATCGCTTGCATCCAGCTTTCCCGGATGGCGTTAATAACGTCGTCTCGTGACATGCCGTTTCCGATAACAATGTCTCCAGTTGAAATATTGTACATTGGCCCTCCACTGCCTAGTGATGCAGGCAGCCCCTTGGAGGGTTCAAACTTGACAACTGCTTCGACTTCTCCAGGCCGCAACCTTTCCCCCAGCAAAGCTACAGTCGGGCCGTCAGCCATGGTGATCACACCCTCGTTAGCAAAAGCGACCCCTCGGAGGGTCTTCTTCGCAGGGCCGGATGTGTTGCCAAAAGCGATGCCCTTCTGTAGAGACTGAGAAGCCAGCCCGGAGATCAGAGATTGCAGTTGAGTCCGAAGCACCGAGATCGTCGACGTGAACCCTGCTTGCAGGTCGGCATTGATTCTTTGAAATGCCGCTGCCTCTGCCGAGACTCTCGCCTCAGCAATTCTCTTCGCGGTGTCGGCTTCTTTCCTGGCGCGTTCGTCGATTTGCTTGGACAGCATTTCGTCTCGAGTGGCCATCTGCTTGGACAGCATTTCGTCCTGCTTCTTGAGTTGGTCTGTCCGGGCTTTTGCAATGTCTTCGATCTGCTTCTTTTCCGCAGAGTAGCCTGCCATGATTGCAGTCACTCGGTCGCGGAGCTGTGCCTTCTCAGCCTCAACACGAGTGCGGGCCTGTTCTTCAATCTGCTGCTTCTCAGTTTCAAAAGCTTCTTGTGCCTGTGCCTGTGCCTGCCTGAAAGCTTCTCCCTGACTGTCGCGAGCTTCTCGGGCTTGCTGTGCAATCTGGTCTAAACGATCGTCGTGCGCTTTTTGAGCCTCTTCGCGCTCAGCAAAGTATTGCTCCCGCCTCCGAACAACCTCTTCGCTCGCTTCCTGGTCTTCGCTCTTGAGCTTCTCTTCAGCCCGTCTCTTGGCCGCAATAAAGGCGACGACGTCGTTGCGCTCTTCCGCTTCAGTCAGCGCGAGGCCCAGTTCTTCCAGGATCTTTAGTCTTTCGGCGTTTTGATCGCGGAGCCGTTCCTTCTCCTCTTTATAATAATCGTCTACAGCCTTACGCTCGTCAGCAAAGAACTTTGCCGTGGCCTCTGCCCGAGCTTTACCTTCTTTATCGTTAATTTGCCTCAGTTTTGCGGCATTGTCAGACAAAATCTTGGCCAGGTTGTCCTGGTGCTTTTGCTCTGCCTTCTGCAGTGATTCTAAGGCCTGGGACCGAATTTCAACGATCCGGGCACTAGCTTCCTTCTCGGCCTCTGTCACTTCTGTAAGAGCCTCTGCAAGCTCTCGGGCGTGCGCGGCATCTATTGCGTCTGACGACAGGAATTGAAACTCGTCATTCAATTCGGCCAGCCGTTGTTCATATTGTTGAACCTGAGCAGCCGCTTCAGCGCTAGTTTCAGCCAGGGTCCGTACCTCGGGGAGGATTCGATTGATCGCTTCCCGCTCAGACTCAATTGCATCAAGCCGAGACGTGATCTGTTCAGTCGACCCGCTCCTCATGATTTCGGCGAGTTGCACTTCCTGGCTGACCCGCCGTTCAATAGCTGTCAACTGTTCTTGAACGGCCTGCAGCTCTGATTGACGAGCTCTTGCAAGTTCGACAGCTGAATCTGTCAGGAGAGATTGCTCATAGGTCAGAGCTTCTACCCGGCTTGTATACTCGTCAATGTAATTAGCGGCCGCCTCGCTTTCATCCGCGAGGGGTTCAAGCTCGGCAGTCAATGCCTGAAGAGAGGCGATTTCAGATTCGATAGCCTGTCTCCGGACAATAATTTGCTGGTCGTTGCCCTGACGAATTAAATCCTCTACTTGGCGTTGAATCTGTGCTTGCCGAACAAGAGCGTCTGCCTGCGCGTCAAGAGCAGCTAACCGATCCGCCTCAGCTGTCGCATTAGTTTCGAGAGCCTCGGCGTATAAGGCCAGAAGTTGATTATTACTTTGAAGCTGGGTGTCAAGTTCCCGCCCAGCGGCAGTCAGAGTTGACAGGCTAATACCCTGATCGCCGTACAGAGCTCTCAGCTCCTCGTTAGCCTGTACCACTCTCAGCACTTGCTGCTGCCCGAGCTCATCAACCTGTTCGAGAATTAAGGCAATCTGTTGCTGAGCCTCTGCCTGAGTAATAGCGCCAGATTCTAAAGCAGCGTCAATCTCAGCCAGGTTTTGGGTGATGAGATTGGCCGCTGCAACAGCGAATTGTGTCCCAGCACTCTCAGTCTCCGCGATCAGATCGTACTGTTCTTGAATGGCTCTGCGACGTGCTTCAATGATAGCATTCTCGGCTTCCAAGGATGCAATGGCGTTTTGAACCTCTTCGGTCGTCCCAGTCGCCAACACTTGAAAGTACCGTTCCTGCACGTTGAGCGATCGCTCGGTATTTTCTCGAGCGCGGGCCGCTTCTTTAGCCTGGTTAGAATATGAGATTGTGAGTGCCCCGATGACGCCGACAATAGGAAGCATTGCAGCGCCCAGTGCAACAAACCCAGCAGCTCCCGCAGACAGGCCGGGAAGGACTTTAGTTAAACCTCCGGCAAATGAATTGACGGCTGGAGACGCTTCTCGAATTTTTATGCCGACCTGACTGACGCCTTCAGCTAAACGAGGCAGCGCTTCGGCAACAGCGAACCCCTCGGCGCCGAGGTTAATCGTCCGTTCGAGTTGAGCGCCTCCAGCGCCTCCAGCAAACCCAATCGCCCCCGTGACAGTACGCAGCTGAGACTCAGTGTCTCCGTAAATTCCGACCTCTCGGGACAGCGAATCGAAGCGTTCCTCAAGGTTTCCCAAAGAGCGGGGCACTCTCTCGATTTGCCTTTCGAGGTCTACGAACTCTTTCGTAAGCTTCGCGACCTTGGCGGCTTGCTTTTCGTACTCCGGGTCGGTTTGCTCTAGATTGGCTAGCTCGATCCTAGCGTCTGCAATGTCCTTGGACAACAAACGCATTCTTGAGGCCATTGCCTCGACTGCTTTAGAAGCGGCATCTAGCTCCCGAGAATCGACCGCAAAGCCCCTGAACGACCCTGACTCACGGGCCTCAGCAAGAACTTTTTGAACGTCAATGACGTCCTTTTCGAAATTATCTAAAGCCGTAATGCCCGAGACATCTCCGGCTTTAAACCCTACTTCGAATTCAACTTTGCGGTCGACCATCCTGCTTCCCTATTTTGATATGTGCTCGTTGTCGTTCAACTTCGTCGTCAAGCCGCAGAATGTCCTTCTGATATGTCAACGGGCCTGAATTAGCTACGTCGTCCAGCGGAGGCATTACCGTTCGGCCACTCGCGACCCACCGGCGCCATCCGACTTTGACGAGCTCTAAATCATGGAAGAACGTCAACTCTTCTTTTTCGTAGAGAACCAGCTCCTGCTCGTCCTGTTCTAAGAGACTTGCCTGTTTCGACGCCCAGGCCCGAACGTCTTTCCGGGCTTCGCGTCTGAGGCTAAAAAATCAGGATCTCCTGCCAGGTTGTCCGGAATCATCTCGGTTTTAGCATGCAGCGGGTCTGCCGGGTAACGGGTCTGAGACTCTACGTAAACTCGGCGCCAGTCATTCTGGATGATGACACTGACGCCGTCCATGAACATGTCCCACACAGTACTGAGAATTGCCGGGTCCGGGTTGAGTTCCCCGGTCGTAGGGTTCAGGATAGCTGTAGACATATACCAACGCCAAAACCGGATAAAGTCTGAAGTGTCCGGATGATCTTCAGCCCGGTCATCGTTGACCGTTACGTCGTACGTTACGGACAAAATAAAGGCCAACAATTCAACCACCTGCAGGTCGGTGGGCGTCAATGAGTGGTGTTGCTTAACCGCTTCAATAAGGCGCAACGCACGAGAGTTCGTCCCGTGCGTCGCAAACCGCATGTGAAAGGACAGCAACCCGTCAGCTACGAGGAACGGACGTGTTGTTGGTGCCAGCATCGGGCTCAGATCCCTTCCGTGCTTCTTTGGGCCGAAGAGGATCGAACAGTTCCCACTTAATCTTTGTCGGAGCATCGATGACGACGAACCGTCCGGGCAAGCCGGGAACAGGGATCCGATCTATGTTAGAGCGGGTGTACTTTAACCCGTTGAAAGTGACTTCCGGCCAGGCCTCGATCTTGCCCTTAGATGTCATCGTACCTAACCGCCGCTCAAGTTCCTTGCGTTCGTCAGAGTTCATATAACCTCCAGGTTGCGCCGGATTATACCGAACTACGCCGGGATCGGCTCGAAGTCGGTTTCGTAAAGAATGCCGACTTTAGCTGCTGCCGCTGGGGCTGCTGACAAAACCACGACGCCGGTCGATGTTGAGACTGATGTAGCCGCAGTAGGCGTCCCGGCGATAACCACCTCGTTGGGTGTATTATTGACGGTGACCACATTCGAAGTGGGCAGGAATCCCAGCGTGATTTCGTCCGCGGTAGCGTCACCCAAAAACGTGGTCAGTGCGAGAGGCTTTGGCGTGACCAGAGCGTACATCAGCGCACGGTTTTGTTTCAGAGACATCGCCCCATCTTCAAAAGCCAACCCATGAGGCTCGAACTCAGACATGGTTGGCGACACCGTATAGGTGACATCCCCAGCAGCCTGGTAAGACATCTGAGGAAATGTCGGCGACACCTGGCAGCGCGGAATGATGTAATGAATGTACAGGTTTTCCCCATCACTACCGTCCTCGCGCGACTGGAAGATTGTCGTCAGCATCAAACCCAGCTGAGGGGGAGCCCCCAGGTTTTCGTTGGCCGAAAAGCGACGCCAGCGCTGGTTCGTCGTTCCGTCGGCGGCTGAGTTCGTCGCAAGAGCGTGAAAGTCGCCGTCGAGATTAGACAGGATTAGGGGGAAGCTTCCGATTTCATTGATGCCGAACATGACCTGACCCAGCCAGCGATTGCCCCCAGTCAGGGCCACCACTGTTCGAGTGATTGCTGGAAGAGCCGCCGACCTCGGAAAGGCCAAAAGCTTAGCGTGCATGGTAGAGCCGTTAGACGCCACTGCCCCGGTAACGCCGTATGAAAACGACCCTGGGCCGGCAAGCCAGACCTGCGCGTGTTCAAGACCTACGACATTGCCGGATTTAGATGTTGTAGCCACTTGTCCTCCTCAATACGGTTTGCCCGTACGTGGAATGTTGATTCGAAGAACGATTGACAAGACGAAGTCGACTGCGGCGAATGTTTTCCCTCCGGGAGCTGGCACCACAATTGACCCTGAATCTTCTGTGCGGGTAAGCCCGTCGCAGTACCTTAAAGGACCGTGAATTGTCGTCTCAAGCCGGGGCCTCGAGTGATAATACATGTGCACCCGATCGATGACGGGGTCGGTCTTACGAGCAATCTCTGCGCCGTCCTCCATGTCATTAGAACCTCCGGCAAAAGGCAGAACCAAAAACCGCTGGACGAAGTTTCGATGAATCGTCAAGACCCCTCGAGAAGCTGAAACGGGTTCAAGAGTCTCCCCCGTAAACCCATAAGCGCAAACGCAGTCTTCCCGGACAACGGCTTTGGATGGTGGAGATGACCACGCTCTTTTAATCTCGAAGATATCGACAGCGCATTCAGCCAAGCGGTCCTTAACCATTTGAGTAATGAGATCCAGCTGTTGTAGTTCTGCACCCATTAGACACTCCGAATCCTTGTGGGACGACGCAGCAGCTTAATCGTCGATTGAATGTCTTTGGGGACAACAGACAGGTCGACGGTTTGTTGTTCTTCCCCGACGCTGATTACTCCGTACACGGGGGATTCGTCGTGTTCTGCCGACCACTGGGCTAACCGGGTGACGGTTCTTTTGACTAGAGGGTCAATGTCAAAGACGTAGACTGTCGCTCCGGCTGAAATGTCAACAGCCGTCGTCCCGTTGTGCCCCCGAACAACAATAGCTGTATCGTCAACCTCGCTAACATCTTCGACGAACATGAACTCTTCGCCAATACGAATTTGACGTCCCCACTCGAGAGGGCCGAGGCCTGTCAGGGGAATTTCAGTCACGTTGTCATCGACAGACGCCGTGAGGTTGACCTTGGCTGAAGTCCAGCGGCCGCCGTAGCCCCAATAGCCTGTTATAGTGATCGACCTTCGAGGATTGTCTGTGTTCGATATCCATCGGTCGAACCTGTTAGCCCATTGCAGAGACGTGTAATATGCTGCTGCAGAATCGTCAGGCATCAGCAAAACATCGGAGAGGTCAATAGCTGTAGCGTCCCCGTTGGTCAGGGTTGACAGAGCTTGGAGGTCAGCATCTAAGTATAAGATGCCTTCGTCTATGTCTCCTCCGACGTCCCGGTAACGCGCGTTCGCGTACCTGGTTGCATAGTAACGATCATATCGGCGATTCGTCGCGAGATCGAAATACCGGGTAGATGACAGGATCAATTCCTGCATTCGAAGAACGAACTCGAGATCGGTATTGTCGGTCCCCATCGCTCTTCGAAGAACAGACAACCAGGTGTACGCGCGCATAGGTTATTCTTCTCTCTTGGGCGAGGGTTTGCTGATCACAGCGTCCTTGACCGGGAGCTTCTTAGCCGGAGGTTCTTGTGAGGAATCTTCGGCGACCGGGGCCTCTCCTTCGGGTTTCGCTGGGGGCACGTCGACTGGCTTCGTAATTTCATGTTCGAGCTCTGCCAGGGCATCTTCGGCATTTCTCGCGCCGACGATGATCGCGCGGCCGGATCGAACCAGGAAAGGTTCAAACCCCAACAGTCGAGGATCGCCGACCTCGTAGAGACCCTTTTCGATGAGGGTTTCGTTCGTAGGGCGGCCCTGGTAGGCCTTCGTGACCTCAATAAACTTCGTGGAGGACTTAGCCATGAGCATTTAATCCTTACGGGTTAGACAGCCCAACCGATCCAATGTTAAGCAGGATGAGATAACGAGTGACTGAAACCGCTACCAGCACCAAGGCCTCCCCCGGAGCGTTGAGCGTCGCAGTATCATTCGTCCCGTCGAAAGTGACCCCGTCCGGCAGAGTCACAGTGTGTGCGATAGTGCCCGAAGCGCTGGTGTTCGCAATGATCAACAGCTGTCCTGGGGCAGGCGCGGCTGTGATGGTTGCAGCAATGATTGTTGAGGCGTGGGACAGTAACAACAGCCCGGCTGCGATAGTCACGTTCCCGGTCGCAGTCAGTGTTTGAACTGCGAGGGTCACTTCTCCGACGATATCGCCGGTGACATTTCCGGTCAAGTTGCCGATGACATCTCCGGTGACATCTCCGGTAACATTGCCAGTCAGGTTGCCAGTGACGTTTCCTGTAACGTTACCGACAAAGCTTCCGCCTTCAACAGGGTCGCCGTTAATGCTCAGGGTCGTAGTATCGACGTGTTCGAACTTAACCCTGGCGTTCTTGCGGGCAATTACTAAATCGCTCATGTGCGCGTCCTCGCTTGGGTATTAAACGAATTCGCTGGGCACTACACAGCGACGTTATAAGACAGAGCGGCTGCCTCATTGTCACGGTATGCGATGCCCCAGCGCATGTGCGCGACGACCTGAGTCACATCCTGATATGCGAAGTACGTGACATCGGTCTGCAGACGGCGCTTCCAGCGAGACACCCACTGATCGGGCCGGACCAGCAGAATGCGGCCCTTGGTGTTGTTTGAGCCTGTCCCGGAAATCATGCCGTTCGTGTTGGCTTTGCCGAGCTGAGCAGAGCGCAGGACTTCGATACCCCAAATGCGGGTGAGGACGCCATTCTCGATCGTAGCGTTCGTGAACACGTCGTGCGTCTTCAGGGCCGCAATGCGCAGCGATGCAAAGTAGGTCGAGTTATCGACCACGAACATAACCCGGTCAAGATCTGTGGCGTACTTGCCTTCCGGCCCGAGCAGAGGCAGCAACAGCAGGTAGTCGTCCTCATCCAGGGTCGCACCTGCGTCTCGAGCATTGGCCGTATTCACGACCAGAGGCAGATGAGCCCACCCGTCGAGAAGGGTATACGCAGGACGCGTCGGCGCTGACGCCGGAGTACCATCGATCAGGTTGATGTTGGAGTTTGCCGTCAGCGTGACATCCCCGCGCAGCAAGATCATTTCGATCTGCTCGGCCGAGGTCACCTGAATCTTGCGCTGAGCTTCCTGAACGATCGGAACGATGCTGTCCTCAACCAGCTCTTGCTGGAAGACCATCGCAACCGAGAGCTTCGCGACGTTGACCGCCTTCTCACCGGTGCCGATCTTGCTGGTTGCAAACGTCGGAGTTGCCATGCCGGAAGACGTGTCGATGTCGGTGGTTCCGGGTGCAACATACCAGCTCGGATCTGCGCCTTCAAGCGGAATGGTCTCAGCGTTATACCCCTGAGGGATTTCCGCGTTATCCATGCCCAACGCGATCGCGCGATCCCATACCGGAGTGTTCTGCCGGATAGTTTCCCACATCGTGGTGCCCTGCAGGTCTTTTACCCACTCAAGCCCCACCCCGGCGTCGTCGGTCTGCATGACCTCGTTGGCACGAATGGCGCGACCATCCTTGCGGACGAAGTTTTTGCGAATCTCCGGGTCGTTGAGTTCTGAGTCGCCGCGCTCGATTCCCACAGCCGTCTTGTAGGTCATCTCCTTCAGGTATTCCTGACTGACCGGCGACATGCGACCGCGCAGAGCCCTGGGCTGGTTAGCTTCGAGAAGGATGTACCCGAGAGCCATCTGTTCCGGGGTCATCCCATCAAAGCGGCTCATCACCTCGATCCGAGATCCGGTGCCTCGAGGCGCGATCGGATACAGGTCGTTCGGAGCCGCGTGCTGCTGCGACCGAGATTGCGACTGTTCGCGACGTGCTTGGCGCTCGAGGGCACGAACGCGCCGATCCAGCTCGTCGTCGTCATCATCGTCGTCATCCGGAACATGCCGCCTCTTCGAGGGCTTCTTGCTGCGGCCGGCCAGCGCCAAAAGCTTCTTGAAAGCTTCGACAAGATCCGGGGGCAAAGCTTCGCCTGAGCCTTGCAGTTCTGAAGCGTCTGCTTCAGCTGCAGGGTCTTCGACGTCCCGGGCTTCGTCTGCTTCGGGGGCGGACATTTCTTCGACCGGACCAGACATCTGCGCGATCAGGTCCATGATGGCTTCTACGCCGTACTCCTCTACGAGAGCGGCGAGAATTTCTTCAGGAGACGCGTTGACGTTCTCCTCCTTAAGCAGCTCCTGCAACGTCGCCCGGATGGGCGAATTGCTTGCCTTGCGGCGGGACTGCTTCTGACGTGCGGCAGTCTTCTTCATGGGTGGGTCCTCTGAGATTGAATTAGATTTCTGTCTTGGCTGCCCCGGAGAAACCTTTCCCGGCTTTGGCCCGCCTTTTACTGACCGTACTAACACCACGGCTGGCATTCTGTCTTCTGCCGGAGTCTTGGTGAGAGATACCTCTGCTAGTAACCAACTGACAAAGCGGCCGTCGTCGTCAAAGTCTGCAAGGTGTGGGGACGACCCGCTGGAGGTTTTCAAAACGCCTGAAACCACTTCTGACAGGATCCTTTTAAAGTGCCGGGATCCTCGATCTAAGATAGCGCGAAATCCGATGCCCGCGGAGTCGAAGAAGACTTTGTAAATTCGCCCGACAATGTCTTTGCGAATAACACTGTCATCCGCGTGCTCATACATCAAAGGGATCGGAAGGAAGTCCAGTCCCATTTCGGGAGGACGTTCTTTGTCAAACCAAGTATCGTAGCTGTCTCGCTGATCGGGAGAACCCCATATAGCGATATAGCCTAGAATTTCCCCCCGAGCGTGATCTAGCACCTCTAGGGAAGGTTGTGGAAGAACTATCGCCGTCGAGGAGGCTCGATAAGATAAAGAAAAACGCTTCATGGCAGGAACGCTTTCACAGCTTTGTCAAGCTCAGCATCTAAAGCAGCTTCCATGTCTGACACTGACTTCTGAATAGAAACGCTCATCGGCTCCCAC